ATTTGTTTGTTTCGTGTTGGGTCTTGTGCACTTGCTTGTATTTCATTAATGATGCCGTTTTGTGTGCGCATCATTTGCCCTAGTTCTACAACTGACTGTGCAATATGTGCCTCATAAGCATTGATGCCATACTCGTATTTAAATGGGTAGTTATTAATATCTGCGGTCATCACTGCATATGTCAGAGCCGTGACCATTTCTTCTTCATGAGTCGTGTTAAGCCACACTCCACGCCCTTGAGCAGTGTCAATTAATCCACGGTTAGCACCATATTGTAATTTGGTCATCTCGATACTAGGGAATCTAGACCTTAATATGTCGTGATAAACAGCTCTTGGCATTGATTGCAACAACATGTGATGCAGTTCATGGACTTTAGTTTCTATAGTAGTAGTTGATTCAACAACGCCATATCGACCAACATTGACAAACGTACCGTCTACTAGTACACGTACAGCGCTGTCAACGTATGCAAGGTCATGACCAGGTCTCATCAATTCAGCTGCACCAGCACTAAGTTGTCCAAACGAACCAAGATGCTGTTCGTAATAAACCTGCTTCAGATCAGCTAACAACTGCTTGTTTGCACGTGTGTTATTAAATATGCTGATTTCTCTAAAGTCTTTTTTCCACGAGTCAAACGTCGTGTATGTTTGTGTGACTGGCACAGTATATTCATTGCCATTCACCTTAATCTTGCCACCTGAATTTACTGCCTCAGCAGCAAGTGTTTTTATCTGTTGAGGTGTGGCATTTATGTTGTTTTCCTTGAGAGTATCTTGGACAGATTTCTCTACAAATGCTGTGTAACTTGCTTCAACTTCAGCATTGGTTTTCCTAGCCATTAACCGTTTATTGAGGTTGATACCTTCCATACGTGCAACAGTCATGGCCCAACCAGTAGCCCAGCCGTCGACGTATCGTGCTATAGCCTTAGCTTCTTGTTCCGTGCTATTCCATCTCTGCTGTAAAACACGAACTACATCTTGTTCACTACTGACGCTTTCAACTTGTATAGCGGCAACTAGTGTTGAGTTATCTTTAGCCCCAAATGTCCAGTTGACATCCATCACACGTGGGCGAGGTTGTAGTGGTGAATACGCTTTCAGGATAGACTTTATTTCTTCGTCAGTTACACTGGCTGTAGTTCTAAGTTCCTCTCCTTCGGTTTGTCGATACCATTCATAGCCTTCTTCACGTTCACCCGTGGCTTTACCTTCGGTTGACGTGGTGCGCTGTGGGAGATTTTCTTCAGGCTCTATATCTTTAGATGCAAATTTGTCTCCAAAACTAAGAGATGCATCCCGTGGTGTCTTTGTACCCATCTGTATTTTTTCAACAGCTGAATCAAAGTTAGGACCACGCATAACTTCTTTGTCAAATGCTTCCGCACTTGGTGCAACAATGATGCCATCTTCTTCTAATTCACTATAAGCCTGGTCAACAATCTCACGATTAACGCCTTGCCTTGTGCCAGTATCTTTAAACCTTTTTAACTGCTCTAGTGTTTGCGGAATAAAATCTTGTGATTCTAATTCCTGTTGTGAGATTGCCGGCTTGGTGGCATTTGTTTTTTCTCTTAGATATCGGACGATTTGCGATTTTACAAAGTCGACTCCACTATCTCCACGACTTAGAACCCTTGGCGCTTCTCCATCACCTGAACCGTCACCAGGACCCTCTCCCTCATCTGTACCAGCACCTGGGCCTTCACCTTCATCGCTACCAGCACCTGGCCCTTCACCTTCATCAGTGCCATCACTTGGGCCTTCGACACCATCACCTTCTTCAGTGGTGTCCGTCTTTGCATCTTCTACCTCGGTAGTTTTCTTCAGAGACTCTTTAATCTTAACTGCTTCCGACACATCAACAGCATCGGCATAACTCATCACGTATGGTTCAAAGACACGATTGTCTACATCGTAGACAAGCATGCCAACCATGCGTCGACCTTCTACAGTTTGGTCAACGTGACGAAGCAACACAACACGGTCACCGCTAAATCGGTCAGCGAATACTGCACCACGCTCAACCTGCTGTAACTGCCCTATACGTTCGTCTACATCAGAATACTGATCTCGTAGAACATCTACGTCGTAACTGTCTTTCCAGCCTTCCTCATCGCCGGCAGTGACCTTTTCACGGTCATCCGGACTAATTCGCCAGTCAGATTCAGCAAACCGTACAGCATCACCTACAACATCATTTGGACGATAGGATTTACGGTATGCACGCTCAGGCCATGCCGATTGCTTTACCGTTGTGATTGGCTTACCTGCGCCATCTCGTAACGTGCTGATTGGAACTCTATAGTAGTTACCACTGAATGTACGCACGCCAACACTTTCGTTGCGTGTGTCTACATCTGATACCGCACGAACTGGGATGTCGACGCCGTCCTTACGAAGCTTGTAGATGTCTGGCTTCCAGTTACCAGCCCTGTCTTTGACTGGTACACCACGAAGGTCGTTCTCAGTGTTGTATGTTCGCCGTTCGCGCCCTGGTACATCTTCCGATTCAGCGGCTGGATCATACTTATATGGTCGTTGCTCAGGCGTTGACCTATCAATGAACGTAGTCGTGCCAAAGAATCTGCCAGCTTGATCTTTGAGTTCTTGTGGCAGTTCAGTCCACCCGTACGACCGCACCTCAGTAGTTCCATCGGCATTGCGATGCAGCACGTTGAAGTCGTTATCAGCATTCATGCCGATAAGTTTCTGCGCTCCTTCAGAGGTAGGCGTAAATGCTACTTCCTTATTGGCATTTCGGCTGAACTGCACATTGAACTTTTGTACGACTTCGCCCGACTCTTTACGTGTTGGGAATACACCAACTTCAGTACCACTACGCTCTTCGACGGTGATTGGAACACCACCTTCAATAGTCTCAAAACGTGGGTAACTTCCAGCAGTTGCAACGCCTGTAGTAGGCGTGACTGGTTCTGTGGTAGACGCTTGTTCACGCTTATTGCGTAGTTGCTCTACCTGTCCCGCAATATCATTGACGTTAAAGTCTGGACGTGGAGTTGTATCAATATGTCCAAGACGTCCAAGTGCAGAGCCTAGTCGTGTTGTCCCGCCAAGAAGGGCAGCCATGCCCATGTCTGCTAATTTCTCAAACTGAGTCTTATAGCCAAATTCCTTTAGTTGATTAACATCCGTTGGAGCGTAACCATAAGCCTCTGTTGCAGCTTTAATTGCTTGCTGGTTGCCGGCGTCAACACCTTGACCTGCTTGCATCACAAAGAATCCACGTGTGCTCAGGTCTTTTACTGACGCCATCATGTATGGATTACGAGCAACAGCCCCATAATCTTGGAATACCTGTGGCACAAGTTTACGCAGTGGTGCGCCAGCCAGTTTAATTGTTGGTTTAAACAGTGACAACGTAGCCGCAGTTGCACCAAGTTGACCACCTGGGGTCTGTGGGCCAAACATGCTTTCACCAACGCCACGTTCTTCTGGCGTTAGATTGCCACTTGTAATTGCTTGCTGTGCTTTTTCGGCCAACGATGAACCAATGTGGCCACCTTGGATTGCACCATACAGGTGTCCACCAAATCGCACGCCTCCTGCGATAGCACGCATCCATGCTGGAGACAGAGACGTTACACCAGATGTCAGTGCTCCTGTGGCAATGTCACCAACAGCACCACCGAGACCCATTGTAGGAACAGACGCTGCTGTAGATGGGAACGTCTTGGCAAACGAATAGCCTGACTCAGCACCAAATTGCTTTGCGTAGTCGGTGTCACTACCAGCCTGTAAATATGCTAACTCTGGTGGAAGACCACGACTTTTAAGTTTGCTTGCCGCTATATCAGCAGCGCCACCTCCAGCAAAACCTTGTAGGTACGCAGGGATTTGACCGAGAAGACCACGCCTTTGAAGTTTTTGCTCAGCGGCAATCCCTCTGGCACCAGATGCTTTAGCTTGTTGCCTAGCAGCCTGTGCTTCTTCAACAGAAGGCATAAGTACGCCTTCTGGGCCTAATCTTTGTGGGCTAGTCTTCCGGATCCTTGTACTGACTTTATTGCGTACATCTTGCAATATTGCAGTGTCTTTTGCGTCTAATCCTGTAAGAGCAGTAAATTCGGCAGGAGAATCTTTGGCACCACCAAGCAATGCCCTAAAGGCATTACTCATCACGAACTCATCGTCACCTATTTGTTCAAGCTTTTTGCGTGATGCCTTTGCATCAGGAGTCAACCCAAGCTGCTTAACAATATCTTTGAGTCGTTGGTTTTCCATACTTACCTTATCTTTATCTCGTCAACCTAATGTTTGATGGCTTTGGTGTTGGCTTTTTGCCAGGTGCTTTTCCCATTGCTACTAAAGAGTCTAATTGATCGGTTGTCAAATTAGGGTCAGATTTTTTCCACTGTAGCCTTAATTCTTTTCTACGTGCTTCGTCCCCTGTAAATTTGTCTCTTACTGCACCCTCATAACCTCGCAGTCCATCCAGAGATTCATTTGCGTCGGTAATTTGACGATCCAGTGTCGCTGCTTGAGCAACTTGTCTGTACAACTCCGTGCTTTCTCTAACAGCCATTTTCTGCTCTTCGGTTAGACTATTCCATTCATCCGGAGTTGTATCCTGGCCAGAACGAACTTTATCCATAATTGAAGCGTCGACAGAATTAAGCGATGTATGGTTAATCCATTGCGACGACGAAAGAGCACGTATTGTAGTGTTGACTGTGTTTAACCGTGCCTTCAATGTGTCAACGTTTTTCTGTGTTACATCACCAAGACTCTGTATAAACTTGATATCTTTTTGTCCGACTTCTTTGTTTTTCAACCATCTGTCAAATCTGTCTTTATCGATATCAAAATTTAACCGTTCTCTTGATATACCAAGTTGCTGCCATCCACGTAATGATTCGTCATTAAATTTAAATTGATCCCATTTTTGACGCCACGCGGCATTTTGCATATCGTCGTAAACTTTTTTAGTTCGAGCCTTTATAAGTTCATTGTTCGGTATACGATTCAAAATTTCAGTTTGCGTCTTAGCATCAGTCAACTTTGCAGTAGCCACTGCACTAAGAGCTGATGCTTTAGGAGCAATCGTAAACTTTTGTGTAACTGGTACTTGCTTTTGAGTTTGAGGCACAAACTCCATTGACGACCCTTCGCCTGTGACCATTTTGGCTGCAGCTCTGTGAAGCGTTGGTGCAATGTTAGGCCCTGCTAGTTGCAACGTAAATCGTAAATCCTCCATGTTACGGAACGGGTCAAAGTTTGGATTCACCGTGCGTTGCGATTGTATAAATTGCTGTAAACCTAGTTCCTCTTGTGTGGTTGGTGTTCCAGATAAAACACGTGTAGCAAACCCTCGTCGAAATTCTTTGTCTGGGTCTGCAAAATTAGCCGGAACGTTAGTAGGTGACGGATTAAATATCGGCGCCATATTAAATTGACCCCTAGCAGGGTCAAAATTAGCGTCTGTAATTGTACCAAGAGTTTGCGGAGCGTTATATCTAGCGTCTTGGTAAGCATCCCTCTCCGATTGCGGAGCAAACATACCAGGCGCGTCAGTGCCAAACATACCAAGTAACTGTTGTTGTGGGGCTGTTCTTCTTGCAATCCCACCTTGCGTTGGCATGCCTAAAAATGGATTAGTAGCATCGTCAAATTTTGGTGCAAATCTATCTTCAATTGCGCGTGGTGCCCCATCGACATTAATTGTTTTGGTGCCCATTTGAACATCGTCGCCAGGCAAATACGGAATTTCCGCCATAGCGTTACGTTTGCCGTATAACGCTGCAAGGTGGTCACGCAAGCCCTGCATCCTAGCCCTTGCGGCTTCTGTAGTCATTCCTGGTGACTCAGATATTTCCCTTATGGTGTCTCTTACTGCATTTTTATCAGTAATAGTAACTGGTGGTGCATAGGTGTCATAGACATCTTCTGGTATTACATACTTACCTGTGGCTGGGTCAAACTTTACTCCAGCCATGCCATGCATACCACCTAAAAACAAGTCAGGGTCTGCGTTATTAAATCCAAGTTGTGGCCCATATGCATCTAGTGCAGACTGTATTTGTTGTCTGTGAAAAGGCATTTTGGCAATACCTTCATCAATGACACGCCTACGGTCAGCCAATGTTAATCCAGAGCCGACGTTTTTCTGCCATGATTCCCAATATTTACGAGTAGGGTCTATCATCCGGTCAAATATCAATGATGGACCGGTGTCTATATTGGGAGCTGGTTTGTCGGAATCTTTCTTCTTTAAGTACTCGAACTTATCCTGTTCAAGTTTGTACTGACGTTCACGGTCATCCTGTTGCGCCTTCAATGTTGCTTGGCGGATGCCACGATTTTGCTTGAGTTGGCGACCTTGCTGGTAGCCACCCAGTAACCCCGCTAACAAGCCTAAAGGTTGCATTAACCGAATCCTCCACCTGCCAGGCTACCAATGCCCTTGACAGCACCCATCATCGCTTGATCTGATGCAGCACGTCGTGCATCAGCCGAAGCTTGCAATCTACCGAGTACACCCATCATGTTCTGACGTCCGCCTTGCGCGACATTGAATGAGTTGTTTAGCATGCCAGAGCCTTGACTAAAGTCGTTAGCCGCTGCATTTGCACCGAATCCATATGCATTAGCTAATCCTTGGCGTCGTTGTCCCATCAATCCTGCAACACCACTAGCGAAGCCTGGGTTATATGCTGATGCCATTGCTCGAGATGCACCGAGGTTACCGCCCATCATCCCAAACCGAGATGAGATACCTCGTTGCCGTGCTGAGTCTTGTGCCGCAAGAGCCGCCATGTCGTACTGCATGTTTGCTGGGTTAGCCATTGTGTCCATGTACCGAGATCGATACATGTCTTGATCAGCAAGCCCACGGTTTTGTAGCATCTGACCAATACCACCTAGTTGCCCAGCATATGCATTGGCATCGCCCATGCCACTGCGGCCTAGACCTTCTTGTTCAATCTCGTATCGTGATGGACCTTGTCTCCTGCCAAACATGGACATTAAGCCCATCGCACCACCAACTATGCCGGCAGCACGACCCGACGGACCAAGGTTTTGCCACTGTTGATCTAAGAATCCAGATGGTCCACCACCTGGTTGTCCAGCATACATTGTTCCGGCACTGGGATTAAATACTGGTGCATTTGCATTGGCTGCGGCAGCATTCATCCTGTAACCGGGGTCGTTCATATTAAGTCCGCCGTTAATTCCACCCATTGCGTTATCTCCCTACCCAGCCAATGTATGTAGCGTTGTTGACAGCAGTATAATCACGAGCTGTGTATTGTGTTGTTATAGCTGCTGTTCCACCGTAAATTGTTCCAGATGCAGTAGCAATGTTGACTGCGTTGCCAGTTGCATCCATCTTCTGGATTGTAACAGTTTTACCTTCAAACGTCCCGGGGTCAGGGAGTGTGACAGTCACAGCCGCTGTACTTGCACTAGCCAGCACAATCATTGGTGCAAACTCTACAGTTGCTGAAGCCGTGAGTTCCTTACTTGGCACAAAGTTAGTACCAAACGGATCCCATGGAGTAGACACAACAATTGGTGGGTCTTCGACTGTTCGGCTTGACCCTGTTGTTTGCCTTCCATTTGGCGCGGCGCCTTGCCCATCTGCTGGTGCTGGTGCTGTTGCTGATGCCATTATGACCTCTGTATAGCAGCATCATAACAGTGTATGTGTGCTGCGTGTATGTAGAACGTACCTGACGACGTGCCCGACAGTTTAATCTGCAATGCCGTAGCTTTGATTGCCCTGTTCAGATTTCGTATTGCAATCGACCTGTTAGTATTTTGCGCAAAACTATAGGTTGTTGCCGTGCTGTTGAAGTATTGTCCGTATTGATCTTCGATGCGCCAGTTGATTGTAAGTTTGGAGCCAGTTGTGTCGACTGCGTTGTTATTCTGTATATGCAAGTCTAACTGATAAGCGCGGTTTACAGCATGGTATGCAACGCCCTCAGAATACGTTTGGCCATGTTGCCTCGTAAGTATCGACCAAGATATAGGAGCCGTAGTTGCGGTGTCCGAATTATCTGTCGTGCCTGTAAGCCTATACAGCTGCCCTGTAGTGCTACCCATCAAGACCGTCTGAATGCTGTCACTGAATGACAATACGCATCCAGATGTGTACGTCATATTGTTTATCGTGGTCCACTTGACCCAGCCATTCGTGCGCGTGTCGTACACGTATACAGTTTGATTAGCACCACCAGCACCGCTGGATGTTGATGTCAGCAACAAACGCCTGTTTGCGTATACGCTAAACGATTGGCGATAGTAATCCTTCGATATGTTTGCTGGACCCTGCATTGTGGGGTCGAGGGATAGTAACTTCCGCAGTTCAGTTGACCTTGGTGTTATTTGTCCTTGGTTGTATGAAACAACTCCATTTACGCCAAGCCACATTACCTGGCCGTCTGCGTTAATCAGTGAGTTTGGCGCGGCAATACCTGCACCAGGTGTAGATACCCATAACTGTGCAGTGAACGTAGTTGGGTCGAAACCGATGATTGTGCTTATACTGTTGTCTTTGAGAATGTACAGGCTTGCTGAGTTTGAGTTGCTCTGCTGTATGTTCTCCGTAAACGAACTAACCATCGCTCGGATGATTTCTTTATCTTGATATCCACCAACAGTAAATGACGCGCCCTTCTTCTGGACACCAGGCTCGTTCAAGTCTGGCACCTGCGTTGTGTAGATACCGTACTCTTGTCCCTGCTCCAACTCCCACGACCCGAATATCACGTTTCCTTTACTGGCAAAGATGCGTGATTGGAATACCGCTATTGAACTTGCTCCAAGTGGAAGATTATCTCTTCCTATCTCAAGAATGTGTCCTTGCTTATACAATTCAGGTATGTACAACAAGTCTGTGTCCGGAACCGTATCTACCAACGTTACAACGCCCGGAGCAGTTGCCGAGGTGTTATCGTACGTTGCTGTCCAGTTTGGACCTGTAATCGTCTGGGTTCCAGTCGTAGCCGGGTCATAAGGCACGGATGCAATTAATCTGAACCGTCCATCTGGGAACAGTGTGTTGCATCGCCTATAAACCAATATGTGGCTGTACTGTGCTGGTGCCGTCCGCTGTATGGTCGCATACGTTCCAGCCACAGTGCTAGTGTTCGGCGTGACTACCGCTCCGCCCGATGACAACGATACAGTTATTGCCGTCCCTGAATTTGTCAGGACGTAATACGTCGTGCCACCTGTGAGGTTACCAAGAGTAGTCGTAAAGACAATAGTGTCACCTACAGCGAACGGAGCAACTACACTGATTGCATTAGTACTTGCTGTGACCGTCGCATAGTAGTTGACCTTTCCATACGCCACATAGTGCTCTAACCATATTGGCCCAGTCACAGAAGTTACATATCTTATCTTTCCGGATTGTGTCGTTGGAACAGAGTAATAGTAATAACTTGTTCCAGACAGGGCTGTCCAACTTCCGGATGCAACTGTCACAGTAGTGCCATCTAGAGCGATATATGTTATAGAAGGCGTTGCGTTTGATGATATTAACCGTATCTGGTATTCAGCCGGCACACTGGTCACTAAGTGTTGATCAGTATTTGTAGCGTCTGTTACAGAGACTACTTTCTTTCTATCCTTAGACAAGTCGACCTGATAGCCCACACCTCCAGTGTCTACCAATGGGTTGAGGACTACACTTGCGGCTGACAAGGCTGGTGTAGTGAACACTGTGTTAGAAACGTCGGATAGATTAGACTCGTACCCATTTGCTGTTAGACCGTCCGCTAGAAGTTGATCAGGCCCAAGTTTAGATGTAAGATTTTCTGGATACCATCTAGTGAAAGCATATTCATACCCGTTGCTTGGGGTCAGACTTGTACCAGCCTTGACTAGGTCACCAATCCCGAATGCTGGTTCCCACGTACTAAACGATGTCTCATCTTCCTTAAATACGTCTTCCAAGAACTTTATATAGACATATTGGACAGACTTACGTTCTTCTCTTGTAAGCCTGAAGATGTTGAATGAGATGTATCTATTAGTCTTATCCCATTCGCCAATACTAGACCATGCTATGTTTGTAGACCCAGACTTCTGTATTCCTAGAACTATGTTTGGGTACTTGCCATTAGTTTTTACAAGCGGTGCCTCAAAATCCCACTTAAATGACAACGTGTCAACCGTTTGGAAGTCCATGTATGGCGATGCAAAGAGCACACGGATTGCTCTGTTTTTAACGTAGCTTGCATTGCGTGATACTAGATTTGTGTTCTCTTGATAGAACTTTATTGACACCAGTCCAGCATCGTTGAACTCTGTAGTGGTCGATGTAGTTAAAGCGGCTACACTTGCGTGAAACCTAATGTTGTCTATGATGATGTCTTGATTTGCTATGACAGCGGCGTTTTCAATCCTTAGTTTTATCTTTACTAGTTGGCTTGCAAACTCACGGAAGTCTACGACTACATTGTTTAAAATCCAGTCTGCTTCATTTGTAGCGTACGCTTGGTTGTATTCTTTGCTGAATATTGCACCTGCAATAACGTTGCCAGAGTTGTTGAGTCCAGACACAGTGACAATGTATTTGACACTAGCCTCGGTCTTTACAATGTTGGCAAACGAATACCACTGCAAGTTGAATAGACCAATCTTTGACGACGACGTTGCTGGCGGCCATTGTTCGTATGGCAAGTTCTCGATGACCTGCTCAACGTATTCACCGACGTTATCAAGAACTAGGTACTTCTTAGTGCCACCAACCGCACTGCTATAGGTACTACTGTTTGGTGCTTGCTTTACATTAGTGCCATCTTTCTGTGCCCACGTTACGTTTGCTTTTACAGATGCACCGCCATCACTCGTCCAGTCAGCATTAAAGTAAGTGTTACTACTAGATGCATTGTCGTCATAGCCATCAAAGTCTCCACTCGGGATAATTGGTGACAACGTAGGTGTGCGCGTTGAGTTTTTCAGCAGGTTGTCTGACCATGTCGACGGCCAACCTGTGGCGGCTGGTTTGCCAAATGCTGCTTCCGCAGTTGTCAGATATGCATTGTCAATGTCGGTGCGTGCCGCAATAGACTTAACGGTAACACCACTCAGCGTTACTTTGTTCTTGACAAACGTTTCTCCGTCCGTAGTAGCACCCTCTAACTGTGGGATGTACTCAATTGGGTTAGCCCCATCTGTTCTAAACATACAACCGCCGGTCAATGCCGGTGATGCACCCGCATCTGTGCCAGCACCAGGCACGCCATAGATATACTTACCAAGTTGTGTAAGCCTTACTTGGCTTGCGTCAGCCCACGGTCCATATCCAAGGTGAGCATTTGTGTTTGTAACAGGCGTTGACACGACGTGCGAATATATTGCATTCCCACTGACAAACACCGCTTTATTATCCTGATTGTCTTTGGTTCTATACCCTGTCAGTGCATAAATAGGGTTAGGTAATGATGACGTCAATTCCGCTTGCCAGCCTGGGCGCGGCGTCAGCGAAGAACCATCAACAAAAAGATTTGTTGAGTCCTGAATGTAACCTACGTCAAGAGCGTTAGGCTGAAGGTTGGTTTGTATGCCAACAAACCGTCGATCTCCTAAGACGTACGATTGCGTCCCTGAACTTACTTGTCTTGTATTATCTGGCATCAGTCACAACCTTTTTTACCCCAACCAGAGGTTAGGGTCTGATTACGTTTGTTAGAACATGATAGCGACAAATCATTTTTGAATTGATACGTCAATGATGCATCGTTTGCAAATCCATCGACTAACGTCACTTCTTCGCTAAATGTGTCTACAAGCGTGCCGTCTGGCATCCACGAAGGACATTCACAATATAACTGATTGACAGTTACAACTGCACGCACAGACATGTTGACAACAACAACCGTTGTTGCACCGCCACTTTTTACGCCATACGACGTGACGACCGCTTTACTACTTAGTTGTGTCTTGACTACTTTTGTGGCTCTAGCATTGTCTGTGATTACGACTTTACTGCTAAGATTACAACTAACATTTACGAACCCAGCTCGTGTAGCCGAGATGGCAGTTTTACTACTAAGATTACATACAGGCGTCTTTGTTACAGTCTGCCGTGTCGTTATGACAGTTGCCTTACTACTTGCATTTGCTACACGAGTAACGGTGGCTGCTTGCCTTGTTGCAGCTACCGTAGCTTTACCGCTCGTGTTTACAACTACTTGTCGTGTAACGGTGAAAACGGCAGAGACAGATGTTTTACTACGTAGTAAGGCATTGGTGTTAGAGAACCCTGCTCTTGTCGCAGTTATTACTGTCTTACTACTAATCGCAGATACAACAGTTTCTGTTACAAGACTTCTTGTACTTGTAACAGTTGCTTTACTCGTTGCATTCGAAACGACAGTTTTTGTGACTACCTGCCGTGTGGCGGTGACCGCAGTCTTGCTAATTGTAGATGCAACACGGCTAAATGTAACAGATTGACGTACAGCACCAACTGATGTTTTACTGCTTGTGTTTAATACAGCAGTTTTTGTAATAGGTGCTCTAACAACTGTGACTGTAACTTTACTGCTTGCATTTGATACAGGCGTTTTTGTTACGGGTTGTCTTGTATTTGTTACCGATGTTTTGCTACTTAAGTTGCATTTGACAACTCTCGTAACATTAATGACAATTGTAATCGGGGATTTTGACGACGGATTACTAACGGCAGTCTTAGTTGTGCCGCCGGTACCCGAACCAAAAGGTACGCCCAAGACACTAAATCTTGGGCCACCTCTTCCACCGACTGATGCAGCCATTTACTCTTAGTACTGGTCTATTGCTATACCCGTTGCAGCAGTATTAGCACCAATAGCAAACGACAACGTATCACCTGAGTTAAGTGTCACGGTGGTGAAGTCACCGTAATACAAAACTGGATTGCTAGTAGCAGTAGCCAAAAAGTCATTCGTCGTTGGTGTAGCCAAGTTGTTACGGCACACCAAGATTCCGCTACATGTATCACCAGTTCCAGTAATGGCAAAGTTGATTGCAACACTATTAAACGCACGCTGGAAATCTGTTCCAGAAGATGGCGAACCAATCGTAAATGCCGGCAACTGTTGTGGTGTATACGTGAATGTAGCCATAACAAGACCAGTGCCAGTGTCAGTAGTTGGCACTGTTTTGACTAAGTACAAGTAAGGACTTGAGTTTGTTTGCAGAATAGACGCTGCTGACCACGGACCAGTACCTGACAACGAGATAGCTGACCCACCAATGGTCGCAGAGATTGAAAATGTTGTGCCACCCGCCGTTGACACTCCCACTACATAATACGGTTGTCCAACAACAGCACTGGTTGGTGCAGTTGACACAAAGCGAACTATGTCTCCATTGATTAATCCATGAGCGGCACTAGCCGTAAGCGTGGTGGTTGACACACTGTTAACTGTTAGGTTGGTTGCTGGCGTATTAAGATATGCCGACAACGACCTACGTGCACTAAATTCCGTCATTGCTGCTACTACAGGCATTTATTTTCTCCTTATGATGGATCTACCGTTGTGATTGGGTTTACTCCTGCGGTCGCTGTTAAAGCCGCATTCCACGCAGCAGCAGTATCATCTTCTTGATATACAGTCATTGTACTACCGCTAATGTCAACCTTGTTTCGTAGGTAACGGAGTGCAGACAGCATGTCACGACCGGTTACTTTAGTTGCAGTAAATGCACCTGTTGAACTTGTTGCAATAGGGAATCCACCTTGAGTTGTACTAATAGTAAATGTCGTAGATGACAAGCTACCAGATACAACCCAATATATTGCACCCAATGCCAGGCTATTAGGAGCGGTACCGACAAATGTTATTCGGTCATCAACAGCCAATGTGTTTACTGCTTGAAATACGTTAGACACAATAGATGTGATTGCAATGTTGTTAGCTGCACCAGCTGTTGCAAAACTCCTCGTTAACATGCCATCTGCTATCTGTTCACGTGACCATACGTGATCACCAAGAACAACAAACGTATCACCAGCAGTTGGGGTTGTAGTCAGTGAATCTGCAAGTTGAATAACCCCGTTAGTAGATGTAAATGATGACACAACGGCTGTCTGTCCAGACAATGTACCAGTCGTAAACAACAACGTCTGACTGTTGTAAAAGTTATCAGCACCAGTCAACGATGTGCGGAAGTACACAGTTGAGTTTGCTGGAGACCCACTCGCTGAAACTGACCCTTCCGTTGCCGTGTTTGCTTTTCGCAGGATATCCATCAATTTACCAAACGTACCAGCGGTTGTATGACCTGAGTACGCCTCATCCCATACACCACCAGCAATCTCAATTACTGCATCTGTAGCCAATGCCGATGCAGTAATTGAGTTTGCAGCAAAGGATGTCGATGTAAGTGCACCAGATGCAGTAGCAGCCACCGTAACCTGACCAGATGCGTTGCCTGTTGGCAAACCGCCGTTTGCGCCAGCTGCAGCGTTAGGTAGAGCAGTAATGCCAAGACGAACACCATCATCCGGATTAAACGCTACGATCTGATACTCAAGCAGAATTGGTGCCATGTTAGTAGCACCCTTGAGCATTACAACTGATTTGTCAGCTGTGGCAAACACAGCATTAGGTACGTCAAATCTATAAAGCCCAGGCATGTTTGTGCCATCAACGGCAATGAAACCACCAGAAGACCAAGCTGCATCTGCGGAAGCTAATGTGGCCAGTGTAATACTTTGCCTTAGTCCACGCTCAACAACATAATCTGCAGTAAGACCAGCCGAGTTGAATACAAGACCAGTAAGTCCAGCACCTGTCGTACTTGATGAGTTTTGTATAAACACATACTCAGTACGACTAGTGTTATTCAATTGTACTAATTGCTTAGCCACGTATTCCCCCTGCCATTCCTGGATGAACTACCATTCCACCACCAGTGGATCCCGTAGCACCGCCAATAACTAATTTCCACGCAGGACATACTGTATCTGTGTCAGTCCACGCACCAGCGTTGGTTCGTTCTGTTCTCATGTATGAACCACCACCAACAAACGACCTAGCTACTGTGCTGTTTGCATAGTTGTTTTGCAGGAATGATGTAAAACCAAGCGAAGCATTAGTTACTTCAAGTGTGATTCGATAAGTACTACCGGCAGTAAGTTCGGACAATGTTGTCGCGTCAAATAATAACGTTCTTAGTAATGCAGTGGACGTACCAGCTTGTATCTCCGTAGCTGTAAAGGACTTACTTTGCAGTACCGTATTACTGCTGTCATACAATTTCATATTGGCTGTTGAAGCACTGTTGGTAATTCCCAAAACGCCTTGTATGCCCAACACGTTGTAACTGGTCGTCCATGACGACTCAAGGTTGAACTTGATTCCTATTTCATCTGGTGATGCACCGCTATTCCATGAAGATATGTTGGATGGCCCACCAGTCGAATTACCATACGTTGCAGTTGATGACTCACAGTAAATACATGGTTGTGCTTGAGCTGCATTGTAGTTACTTGCTGCTCCACTGATAATTGCTTTTAGCGTAGGGAAAGCTGTAACGTATTGACCAACGCCAGAAAACTGCGTACCAAACTGCAAGTGATTTGTTGCATCCCATGTTCCTGACTGAGCTTGCATTACAATGGCGTACAACTGCCCACGAGTAACGGTAGCTGAGCCAACGCCAGTGATGGATAGATTGATGTTGCTAAAGTTTGGAAAGTTTGTACCGTTGGCTGCGTAATCTGTATATCCAAGCCACGTGCCACTTGGATCACCACTAGTGTTTACAGATTGAATTCCAACTCTACAAGTACCTGGTGAGCCGGTGCGCACATCAAAGTAAAAACCAACTTTTGTAATTGTTGCAGCTTCTTCTGCTTGACGAATACAAGCACAATAGTCATTGACTGCTTGGATTCTTCGTTGACCAGATACAGATGTAGTCGTGGGTTGTGGGAAAGCCCACGGCCACATAAAGTCAACTCTAGCCATTTTTCTCTATCCACGCACTATTAGGAGCATCTGTATCAAACACAGCGACAGTGCCTAATTGGCTATCTGCAAAATACTTTTGCAACAGCAAAGACCTCATCAACGGCATTGGATAGTTGGTCTGACATTGATAAATCTCGTCGTCCCATTCCTGCTGAGTTAACGTTATTATTGGGCCAACACTAAACTCAATTGTTATAGTTGAATCTTCGTTGGACGTGACGCTAACAATTGAAAGAGTGCTTCGCATTACTTCTCTAAACTCTTTATAAATCGTTCAGCTACAGCATTTACTAGCTGAACTGATCGCAGACCAAGTGTCCCTACTGCAAACGCAACACCTACAACCTGTTCAGGTGTATGCCATTGCATTTGCTTTGCAATTAGTGGTGTCAGATAAACAGCAGATAAAGTACCTACAATTACACCGGCAAGTCCATGCCAGACATTCTTGACTTTGGTCTTATCCCACCAGTCAGTTCCTGCTACGGCGCCTACTGCTCCAGCTATGATTTGCTCTTTATCCATCGATGTCCCTCGTTGCTTGGCTGACACGTTTCACCTCCGGTAGTTTAACTGAAAAAACTGGTAGGTTGCTATCTTGGCGCATAAAGAAGGCAATCAACGCAGTAGTCATAGCCGGTATACCAGCCCTGACTCCTTCTATGCTACATAATAATAAACTGCGTGTCACCATGCCGAATGACGCATTGTCGTGTATGTGTTGTGACTTCCATGCAGCATCAAACTCAGGAGCCGCTGATGCTGTGAATGCTCCAATAGCAAGTAGTATCAAACGCCCCCAAGCGATGTTCATTTTTGTGCCTGTTGAATCGGTGGTACAGCAAATGGTGCACCGGATGTTTTCATATGTGCATCCATCTGCATCCATAACTTCATGCGTTGTCCGTCGTACCAGTCCCGCCAAAACATACGTTGTGCGAGGCTTGGGTCATCCACGTTTTTCATGATGAGTTTTATTGCAACGTAGGTAGCTAGAAGCTGTTTTAAAACATCATCTGGAAGAAAATCCAACGTTGTAGCCGCGTCATTAGCCGGCATAGGATGTACGCCACATCCGTAAATTGTAGTGTTTATTGGTGAACCACTAGCATTGCCTGGATAAACAGCAATACGATAAGCGTCTGGTCTATACCAATACAATACACCTGTGCTTCCTGCGGCTGTTGTTGTTTTGTAACTAAGGTCATTCGCACGAATTGATTGCTCACTAGCATGCGTTAGTCTGACTGACCCGCTGGTAATGAACACATCCGTGACTGACCAGATAGTGCCACTATTCGACACGCTAGTAGCTGACACTAACGATGACGACAGGCTGTTGTTTGCTATTGCTAATGTAGCATTTACAGGTATGTAAACACATGTCTTACAAAGGTCTGTGATGGCTTCTGCAATAAACGTTGTGACACCATCGGTTGAAATAATTGTGTCAGTGCCACCAGACCCGTCAGGCAATTGACCCAATACACTTGCATTGGTTTCGTTCAGTAACCTGTATGCTTCTTGCCGCACACTCTGTATTGATATTCCCATTACAGCGTTCTCCTGCTGTATACAGCGGCATTAGACTCGAGTATGCCTACTCGATCTTGGTACTTCTGAGTGTATATCTGTGCGGCGTCGCCATCGCGCATCTGCAACGCCTTTTCCATAAGTACACCATATACAACAGCGTCATGCCCCGAGTCTGGCAACGGGCAGTCGTGTGCGTCCGTAAGCGTTACAGGGTTGCCGTTAGTGTCGTATACCCAGTAATCGCCCGGTATTGCATACCCTTCAATCATCAAACCGTTTGTTGTGCTGGTTGATGGCTGTGGATACAGTTTAATTCGATTCATACCGAACACAATGGCGTGTGTTGGTGTAATGTCTGTGTCTGTTCTTCGATAGTCTTGAGATCTAGCATCTGCCCAATCAATCAATCGAAGGCGCTCGTAATCACCATCTGTCTGCAATGCAAATATATTCTTCACACGATATAAGTCGCTGTCACAATATTCACTTGTACCAGCGACTATATCTAAATAACGTCTACCAATGTAACAGTCGGTTGACCGTGCTATTTGATTTGTGACTTCCACAATCAAGAGGTCGAGACCAAACGGGTCAAGGTCGTTGTCGCCAGAAAAGTAATGCTTTCCCAGCAACCTTATGCGTCGTTTAATCTCGCCTCTTGTCATGTCATCACCTAGCCAATAGCAGCAGAATCACGTCCGTATGCAAGGGAAGCGGAGTTGATGATAATACGTCCACTTCCTGATCCTGCTCCAACTACGTTAAGTCGAAGACTTCCCGCAAAGTTTGGTGCAATCGGAACTGACGCAATACGTCCTCCAGCAACCTTTGCAAATACAGTACTAGTAACTGTACCTGCAACTGTCAACGCAGTACCTGCCACACCAGCACCAAGATACAGTGAACCTGGTCCAAGACCAATGGTGAACGAGTTATGCGTTGGGACAGACAATACTTGGTAGACAGATCCTGCAAGAGGGGTCTGACCATTCAACGTAATACTTCCGACAGTAGTCATCTGAATGATGTCGCCTACTGCAAAAGCATGTGAGAAGTTTTGCACTGTTGGCGCTGTTCCACCACTAGTTGCTTGGATTGGTGTACCACCAAGTGTTGCAGACAACTGCATACTTGTTGTTGTACTAGAAACAACAAAGTAGTTCGTTGTCGCGGCAAATCCACCAGGAACCGCCGTACCAGCAACCTGCACAACACTACCAATTGGGATAGGGTTGGTCTGCGCGGCAAACGTAATCGTTGGTGTAGTCGTGGAAAACGTTGCACTAATTGCAGTGGCTGCCGCAACAGTCATAACGTTACTAGCTGTACTAGCAACTGTAGAGCTGTACACAGGTCCAATTAGTGCACCTGTTGCAATAGTAGTTCCAACTGGATACACAACGGGCGATGCGGCTGTCGCATCAGGTGTGCCTTCTACAACAAATCGCAGAGTGGTACTTGCTGTATAAGCTTCAGACACCGTATATGCAACACGGACATAAAGCTGATCACGGCTTCCTGAATGCAACAACGGTACGGATGGTGTGCCTGGTGCTGGTTGATCTGCCTGGCCGGCAAATACACCAGCGTCAGCCAAGGTGTTTAGAAACCCACCAAAGTTCATAAACAACGAGTAACTGTTTGTGAACGATGCACTCAGAGCTCCGCCGATTGTTTGACTTGAGTTTGGTAGTGACTTAACACCAGTAACACTGTTATCCCACCTAAATGTGAGTTTTGCGTCTCTTGCCATATCTATTTCCTTTCGCTATTACGCCGTTACAACACAGTCAAGACGACCTAGTGCACGTGTATGCGGAATCCAAAGTCCTACGCCCCAGTCGAACAGGACGTTATGCATGATTCCGTTTTCGTTGCTGAGGCCCAGATACTTAGGCTTGAATGGCTCAGACTGCCATCCTGTCACGTATCCAGTGCCATACCGAACTGCAAAGATTGACGTAGCCTTAGCAGATGCCAACGAGCCAATTGTCTGCGTGTTGCTGATAATTGGAGTGACACCATCAGACTTACGTCCAACAGTACGGATAGTAGCCGACTTGTACTTTTCTACAGGGCGGTCATAGGAGTCTTGTGTAATATCGAAACCTGCTCCGATACCCATCACACGAACTGCCATTTCAACTTGGCGCTTAGCAAGTTCCGACATGTAGAGGACAATGCCGTCACCGTCAGGGCTGTTCATTGCGTCAAACAATGACTGAATGTCAGCAAAGAACTTGTTTGCGTTTGCGACACCAGTTCCACCAGATGCAAACAGACCAGTGGTGTTGTTTGCAGAGATGTCTTGGGATGCAACAATCATTTCCGCAGGAATGTCATAATCAGCCGCGTTTTTAAGGCGGTAGTTAAGACCTGGGAAACAGTCAGGGGTATTTCCGCCGGATGAAACCGACGGGTCGTTATTAATGAACTTGTCATTAAAATCATACGCAAACCCCTCGAGGAACATCTGTACCTGAGCCTCAATTGGATCGATGATTGAGTTTGGCTGGTTCAGCAAACGGCGGTCAACGGTCAACTTGTTGCGTACAAGGTACAACTGCTCTTCGTAAGACTTTGGCTTGGAGCGGAATGCTACAGGCTCGGAGTTGATTCCAGTCCAGTTTGGAGCAGGAATGTTAGCGTTGAGATAACGCATACCAACCTGACGCAAAGAAGGACTCGTCTGAAGTGGGATGTCCTTAAGAGCGTTCCACGTCTTATGCAGACTTTTTGTAATCTCTTTTACGAGATTGTCGTTGGAGATGGCTGCGTAGTCTGCAAGTGTCAGCGCTCCATTGAAGTCAATTGCCATACTGTTTTTCCTTTACTTAGGAGTCTTTAGATATTCCTAGCAGTTGCGTTAGAGTTGACAGTCCTCTTTGTGCAGATGGTGCCTGTACCGCTGGTGCGGGAGTTCTACCACTGTTCATTGGTGTGACTGCTCCACCCTTGTTCAACCTGTTCGTTAAATCTGGGAGTAAAGCTTGCGCAGTTGCTTTGACGATGTTGTGTACCTGTTGTGCAGCTTGGGCAGGATTGACTCCTGACTGCACTAGGCTCGCAACTAAGTCTGGCGACCGCTTTGCCAGAGGATACTGATCGATTGCTTCAGTCATCTGCTTATCAAGCATATACTGTTGCACTTCGCTCATCTGTCGTTCATAACGAAGACGAGTGATTTCAGCTTCCTGCTGAGCGTACGCGCTCTGCGCATCAATGAGATTTGCTTCCGAAAGCCGCTCGTAGCGATCTCTGATTTCCTGTTCTTGCATTTGAACTTGTTGTTCAGCAAGAGCCTTCTGGACATCAGCCGCGCTATTAAAGCCTTGGTTGCGCAACTCATCGATAACACCTTGCCACTGACTTAATTCAGTCGATGTGGATTCGGCTTGCTTTGCGCGTTCATTGACCTCACGGAACCGCTCGTACGGGACATTACCGGGCTTGTCACCTTCCAGGCCAAGCAACTCGTTAATGACGTCATCCGCACTTGCATTGCTGACTGTATCTGCGTTTAACGCCCCTGTCGCATCACCTTCAGAACCGGCGGCGTCCTGAATGAATTCAGCAAAAGCTCCACTAAGGTTGGAGTCAGACGCTCCCGCTGGTGAATCGGGAGTTGGTGTCACCATCTCGTCAGACATTAGTTGTTTTCCTCACTTTACCACAACAGTTTTATTTTTTACTTGCAGATTGCGGCTTCTGCTTTCCTCCGGGCGTAGAAGACTCTTTTGGTTCCGGAGAAATTGCTTGCATTGCCATGGCATGATTTAGATCTGCAATCTTTTGTGCAGCATATTCTTCTTGCTTCGCTTGGCTCTGCATTTGTAGTTTTTGTTGTTCCATCTGTGCTTTTTGCTCAGCCAGTGCGGATTGTTTTTGAGCATCCAATTCGGCTCGATGACCTTCGGCTTCCGGGTCATATTGTTGCCCTCGTCCTTGTTGCTGTGCCATCATCTGTTGCTGTTGCATTTCCATCATCTGCTGTTGCATTTGCTGTTGTTTCTCAGCCTGACGCGCGAGATGATCAAGGATTTCACCAGTCTCTGGTAACTGCAACATCTTTACGACGAGTGCGTTAGTTTCTGGGTCGGCTGGGTCACCAAACAGACCCATCTGGCGTAATGCCGCAATCTTCTGCAACTTCTGGTCTGGACTGTCTTCTTGAGACGACCCAGCGACATAGACGACCTTATACATGCCACCTTCACGGATAGCCTGGAAGTCAACGATGCCTTGCTGTGCAGGACTCTTGCTGTTAATCTGGTCGTCAACACTACCTACAAATGGTGCTGGAGCAAACTCTTTGACAAGAGCAATCTCCCATTCTTTAATCTTGGCGATACTGATTTCGATGTCAGCCCGGATGTACGAATGCTGTGTGTTGTCCGCACGTTGCAACAGCTTGACTGATTCAGCCGGCGTGCCGGCTTGTGCTTGCCCTTGACTGACATCGTGTAGTCCAGCGATGTCCATCATATCTTTCTCAACTGTTTGCATAAAAGGGAACAGGTCTCCACTTATGCCGGGAGCACGCATGACTTGCGGAGGATGTGTCCCTCGATTAAAGTAGACCTTGCGATAGGTGCGGTTCTTGTCTTCAATCTCGTCGCTAGTGTTGTTGAACGCATCAGCACCAATGTTGCTGTTACGTTCGACCATCACGTAGTCCTTAGTTGTCTCAAATTGCTCTACAGCCCGAGAGTAAAGCCGATTGTACGTCAACTGCAATGGGCAGAGGTCAAAGCCAAGGCTGTGCCCGTATGGGGTTCCGCTACGTGGTTGCCATCGCAATGGCACGAATGGAAAGTCGTCTTTCTTTTCGTACGGCCATTCCGCTGCATAAAGCAATGCGCTGTTTGTACTGACGATAAATCGACCGTTTGGATACTGCTCGCTTGGCTTTTCCCAATACTCGTATACGACGGCGGCTTTACGCTTATGGTCAGCGTTGTTTAGTCGTGCTGTCGACGGTTGCACCCATCCATAGCCCGTATTCCCCAACCCTTCCAAGTATGCATCAACATAACCCGCATTATCTCCAACAATAGCATCGGGGACTACTTTCTTACCTGCATCACCATAGTTGTCTACAAACCAAGATAGAGGGCGAATAGACGCATGGATAAGCCATCTGACTTGTTCATCCACCTGCGCTGTTGGGTCTAAGTAAATGTTGAAGCACGGAATAATCTGCTCTTCTACATCACCTATCGCCATTGACTTAAAGCCTGTGACAGAACCATCCATGATTGAAAATTCAGGAACCACTTGTTCTGCTTTAGCATTCCACCAAACCTTTACATATGATGTGCCTGTGACACATGCCCAGCGCACACGTTCTTTTGTTTGCGTCTCTCGTCCAAACTTCCTAGTAAAGTGCCCGGCGATGAAGTTTGCTTCTTCACTAGCCTTCTGGTCAAACTCGCTATAGGACAATGGCACTGCGCGCGCGTCAGGAGCACACTGAGTCAACTTGCCAACAACTCCATCAATAAGTGGTCGCATCTTATTGACAGTGACATACCTTGCCCCTTCGTTTGGGTTTTGTAGATTGACAAGGTTGCGTGTTTGGCTGTTAATGCGAAACCACTGACGCCCCTCGAAAAACGCCAGTGCTTGCGTCCACTCAAGTTCCATCTCTAGTCTCGATGTGTACGCTATATCAAACTGCTTCTTTACAAAGGCTATGACCTTCAGTGCTTCTTCTTTGTCCGCCTCTGGACTAACTCGCCATTCTGCCTTAGCGTGATCGAGCGACAGGTCATCTGACTTATTCAGTAATAAGTTCTCAACATCAAAACTGCCAGGGTTACCTTTACCTGTTGGTGCTTGCAACGCTGTAACTTTTGGCTGTTGCGTGCGTTGAATTGCCGCTTGCAATATCTCACGTATATCCATTACAAATACCTATTTTCCTTGTAGTACCAGGGCGTCTTTATCAACGACTTTAGATACAAGTATATTGTAAATTGCAATGCGACAGACCCTGCCAGCAATATACACGCAATGCACGCAAGCACCATCATAGATAGTCCTCGTTCTTCTTTTCTTGTAACCAGTGTGGTCTAGTCGCAGGGTTAATAGAGACTTCATCGCATCGCACCGGATACTCTCGCCACATGACTCCATAACGACATGAATCCAAAGCGTGGTCGCTCTTGGTGCCATTGTCTAGGTCTTCCGGATCTTTCGGGTCTGACATCGCCGCTTCCAACTCTCTTATAAGGTTTGGACAACTATTACGCAGAATACGGAACCTGGGTGTAACAACACCTTCGGTCATACGTGTAGCCGCAAGCCATTCCTTAAGTCGGCGCCATCCAGCCTTACGGTCTTTGACAGCACGTACTGCCGGCAACCCCTTACGCCACCAGACTTCAACTGGGTATTCACCAATGCGTTGATCGTATTTCTCCGGCGGGAATGTGTTTCCCCAGTCAAAAGCAATAGCCTCTAACTTTGTATTCCATTGTCCGCCAGGGATATCTTTATCCACAGGAGCGGCCATTTCTCTAGCTTGCAATAGTTCCAGTGCGGCATCGGCTTGTTGACTAGATACCATTCCATTCTTATAAACTTCACCAATGACATATATGTTCTCCACATCGTCAGAAGCAAACAACAAAAATGCAGCAGGACTGTTTGTACCAAAGTCGTGACTAGCCCATACGCGCCACCACGGTTTTACGTCAACCACATCAACAACATGCCAAGGATTACCTTTTTCATCATGCTGTTTAAACTCAGGGAAGAATCTTCCGCCAACACCAACATCATGCTGGCACTCCCGCAAGAATGAAATTAAGCCATAGTCGTCAATTTCGCGCTGACAGACTTCCAGCGACTTATGTTCCCATGATGCCGTTCCGCCAGTAATCTTGTAACCCATACGCCCATCTTCTTTTTCGATTGGCTCATATCGAAGATCGATGACCGCAGGAACAATTGGCGACTGGATTCTGTTTTGAAGCATATCCAATTCACCAGATATGACTTGGCTCATGACAGAGTTTGCATGGATTCTGTTCTGCACAAATACGATTGCACAGTCGTTTGACTTAGCTGGCAAGATTGTTTGTGTTATAGTCGCTATCTTTTTATCCACTCTAGTAACACTGTCATCAAGTTCGTCAATGTCGTCCAAAATGATGAAATCAGGTCGTAGATGATCCAACTTAACCCCACGAGCACCAGTATCCAAACCAAAAGCCAATACGTTAAAACCATTAGCAGTGCGCAACTTGCTTGCATTCCAGCCTTTACTAAAGCCATATCGGTTCATAGCCCTTTCAATGCCACATCGCTCCATAGTAGTTGCAATGTCGGTTACGTGCCGGTCTGCTGCTTCTTGCGTTGAACAAACATACAAAAGGAATCGTCTAGAACCTCTGACTGCAATACGTGCAGAGATAAGTTCCATTGTTGTACTCTTGCCGCCACCACGGAACCAGCATTCGATAAGTGCGGGTGGTGGCTCACCCTGAACAATATTTTCCGCCCATTCCCATGCGCGTTTATGATGCTCGCCAAGCTTAGAACTGGCTGCGTGCGGGGCGTATGTTTTCAGCCACTTTTGATAATCTAGTTCTGCTCCGTTAATGGAATACGCCCTCCCGCTGTTGTAGTCACCAGTGTCGATAATGTCTTTAAGCCGTGCATCCATCGCTTCAAGTAGTGCATTTGCCAGTGGCTTATCTGGTCTTGCAAACTGTTTAAACCGTTTTGGTGTAAGTTTTTCCAGGTCTCTAAGATTCATTTACAATCTCCGCATCGACAATGTCGTCATCATCAGACGCTTGATAAACCTTCAACAACTTTTGAACGCCAGCCCGAATCGCAATCAACTCCTCTGATGACTTGACGTTATCTTTGACAATCTCAAGGACTTGCATTGCCAATGAAAACGCTTGGTCTATTTCAAGAGTATACGCCTTAGCATGCATCATTCTTTGTTCAGCTTCAACAATACTTACACGTTTATCGATTAATTCAATGACATCGCGGCTTGCGTCATACATTGTAAGCGTATCGGTAAGTACATCGCCGATTTGCTCAAATGCATCGACAAAGTCAGGACTGCCTAATTTGCTATGGGCTAAACCATATGCAGCTTGTACTTTCTTGTACTGGTCTATGCCGACGCCTTCGGAAGCGGCTTCCGCGCGCTTGTCCATGATTGCAGTAATAAACGCGGCGTCATCCTTAAGACTAAACAAGTCGACGTCTTCACGCAACTCTTCAATACGCTCAAGCAGTTGTTGACCAACAGTACTAAATCGCTTCCTGTTAGTGCTTTGAAGTCCGGTCACAAAGTTTGGATGAGCCGGTCCAATAAGAGATTTACCGCCGTGATACTGACAGTAATCTCTGCCTTTCATAGCTCTGGCATTACAGTTCCTTGTAGTGCCATCAAGTGCATTATCAATGACTATGCCATTGCACAGTTTTGTTTTTGTTGACCCATTAATCCTATAACGCTTACCGTCGATAACTGTAATCTCTGACATAAAGTCATATTACCGCCGTCTATCCCAACTGTTGTATCCATAACCTGTCATTTTGCCATCAAGCATTTTAATGGCTTCTACGGTGTTTGCTTTGCTTGAATAGTCTTTTGGGATTGCACCAGCATCGACACCTGTCCGTAGAATGTCAGCCCCAGTTGCACCATACTTACGCTTTGCGTCTTTAATTCGCTGTTGTATTTGTTTTTCCGAAAGACCAGTGCGCTTACCATCTCGCACTATGCCAGACGTAATTGCTGACAATTCTGCCGCTCGTTTTTGTGCAAGTTTCCAAACTGAATTAGCATCGTCCATTCCCGCATTAACGTTTGCATTATGCTGGTATACGCCTTGGTTATACTCTCTGTCATAGTCGTCGTATGCTTCATCTGCACTATGAACTATAGGAATATTGTAGCGATCTGGCTTATTTATGCCTGGCAGATTTACGTCTCTTGTAACTACATCGGCAAGCTTACTGACCGCATTCGCTTTTGCTAAAAACGGCAATGACCCAGGTATAGGCAGTGATGCCGCATCCATCATTGTCTGTGCCGGCACGTCTAGCACATCGGCCACACTCCGAGTTAACGCAGCATACTTCCCTTCTGGGTCATATGCTTGATGAAACAAATCACGTGCAGCGTAAGGATCTAGTATTTCTCGTCCTTTTTGGATGGCACCTTCCCACGTATTTTTTGCACGTGTAATGCCGACGCCTGTTTGTCCGCCAATACCATTTGCCATCATGTCTAAATACGTGCCTGGCATCATGTAATGAATGCCTTGCTCTAATGACTTACTAGGTGCAAATGTTTGCCCTGCACCCATTGATGCAACGCCTTGCAATCCGGTCATGCCAGCGTTACCAGCAAACTGCCTTGCGGGTTTAGTCGATGTATTAACGCGCTGAAGCAAGTTTATTAACTTGCTTAGTTTATTTGCCTGCGGCATTGTATTTTAACCATATTCGCGCGTTTGACGACATGCTCGCTCCTGATTGAGCAAGTTCTTTGATTCGCGCCAGTTTTTGACTTGCCGATACATTAGCGTACTTAGCATCAAGATGGTCAATAATCATTTGATCAACTTCGCCTATTGGTTTCGTATTTGCATTTGCTGTGGGCTGAGGTGATTGTTGGTTAACAACATCTTCGACCATTTTGTCTGCAGCGTAATTGTCAGCAACACCTTTCAATACACCTCCAGCAACTACTGCTCCAGTGCTTATTTTTGCACCAATTGGAGCACGCGCGACCCCACGAACAATGTTGCGTCCGGCTGCTTTTACTGCTGTCATGCCTGTGCCCGGCACGCGCAACCGACCTGCTTTGCGCAAATCCTTAATTGCTGTCCTGTATGCAGCCGTGCGTTCTGGTAATGTTTCTGGTCCTACAAAGTTATTACTCTGTGTTGCAGGTAAAGGTTGTGCAACAGGTGGTGCCTCGGGTGCAACGCCTACCATTGGTGGTGTCATACGCAATCCCTTTACAGCAGATGGATGCCCTTGCGGTAGCCGTTGAGCAATTTCATTCATTGACATTCGCTGCGTAGGTTCTGTAAATCCTTCATTTGTAATAAGTGAGGATGTTGGAGCAGTTGACCCCATTGCACCTTGCTTCAATGCAGATTGGTTGACACCTTCTCCTACAAAATTCCAACTTTTATTACCTCTGTTAATTCGTGGGATTAACCCCCCGGATGCAACATGCTCTTGTGCTACGGTTGCTAACCCTTGTTTTCGTCCGACACGGTCTTGTGCCTGAGTAAGCACTGACTGTTGCACCGGCACAACTAGTTGATTAATAGCTTCTCGTAATTGCAAGCCACCTTGGTTTTTTGGTAGTTTTGCTGTAATCCCGTGAACGGGATCCATAATAATCTGCCCAAGCGTTTTTTCCACGCCGTTGATTTTTACAGGCAATTCGTGCAATGGCATCGCCGGGTCAAAGGTAGCAGTGTCCATTCCAGTCAGCCTTTTAACAGCAGCCTTTTGCTGAGGATTAAGTTGCTCAATAGTGTATTTGTCAAATTGCCCGGCAACACGAGCCATATATCGTCTATCGAGTTTTTTGTTTGTGTTAAGGGCATTACTAATTAACGATCCACCACCAGCAACTGTTCCAATTAGTGACGCACCTCCACCTATCATGCCAAGTAAACCCGCTAATTCTTGTTTCTTTTTTTCATCCATATTAGCCTCGGAATCTGGTCTGTCTGGCTTGGGCGTTCATCAAATTGTTAATACCGCGCCCAGTACCATTCTGGGCACGCGCTTGCATCAGCCTAGAAAGCCCACGCATAGGCATATGCATTGGCATAGAGTTGTTTGGCATAACTGCCTTAATCTCTTCTTTGGTAGGCGTCGCTTTGCCTGTTCTTGGTTTACTGGACACGGTTTCCATTACTTACCTCGCTTGGCACCCATGACTGACATCATGCCTTTGCCTTTGCCTTGTGACGAAGGCTTCATACTCTTCTTGTCCATAGGCTTTTGCTTGCCATTACACTTCATGCACGCCCCACCATACATAGGGCTGCCACAACCTTTACATGTCATTATCTTACTTCCTTACCTGACCTATGCTCTTTTGCTTCAATCTTTAGCATCTGTGCATACGTCGGTGCTCTTTTCAACCGGTGCTCTTTTTTCTCAATCTGTGAAAGCTCTTTTGTTGTTGGAGTTTTCTTGAGACCATGTTCCGATACTTCCCGAGCAAAAAACTTTACTCTGGAAAGATGGTTCATGTGTTTGTCCATCTGGTTGACCATGATGTTACTTAGGTTTCGTTACCGGTTTCGCGCCGTCAGCCATCATCGCTTTAGTCACTGGTGCTTGGTAAGTAGACTTTGGTGCCTTTGCCCCAGTACTGGTTGTCTGACGTCCTGCCACTTTGCCACGATTGAATGCGTCGAACTTAGCGTTCTCTGCCATGTTCTTGTCGTATGCACCCTTAATAGCCATTGCAGAACCAACCAACGTTGCTCCAATACCTACGCCTTGTGAGCGACCACGGCTTTGAGTTCGAGCATGTGCTGCACGTCCTGGTGCCACAGCTTGTTGCGCTGCAGTCATTGGCCGACGTGACCCAGGTACAGATGTCCCACGTGCGGCATCCGAACGATTTATTCCGCGCTCACCACCGGGGTTTGCACTTTTAGGTGTAGTATCTCGTCGCATTGTATGTTTTTCCTTTCACCCGTTAATGCCACGGGTTAGCACTTCTTTGATTTACCTTTGCCATACTCGGCAGCTTCGTGCTTCTTCATAGCACTAGGGGACAAGCCCTTCTTGCTATACTCTTTCTTTTCCATCTTTTGCATAGGCTTGCTCATGCCACTGTGTGCACCAGACTTAATGCCCATCATCTCCGACATAGATTGCTTTCTCATTAACAGTCCCACGCTCTTAGTGATTTATTGATACGGCTATTTGGGTCACGTGCTGTTTTAGCAGACGTGTTAGCCTTCTTCATGCCTTCCATGCGTGCACAGAACGACTTGCGCCGTGCAGCATCTTTTGCTGTCTTTGGGTTTGGTGCTGGTGGCTTCAAGTTGGCACCAGTGGTCTTTTTGAAATGGGCACGTCCTGCCGCATTCAAACCACCCGCAGGATTCTGGTATTTTTTGACGACTCCCATTTTGACCTCGTAAGTAGGTATGCTATAATCTCCGATTAAACACATCTGGATTGTACATTACAGGAGCATTATATGGAAGAATCCCGTGAAGGCATGTACTTTGACGGCTTCACATGGCGTTCACATGATGAAACCCCTGCTGAGCGTGAGACACGTACGGACGTAGTCTACGACTTATCAGATCGAGAACGTGAAGTTCTAGGCATGATGCCTAGCAAGATGACTGCTAAGCAAATGGCTGCTTCCTTGGGGATTAGCCATAGGACTGTTCAGTTCCACATGGACTCACTGTATTGGAAACTTGGATGCAGTGGTCGTGACGCTCGAACGCAAGCGTGTAACAAGGGGCGTAAATTAGGATATATTAAATAGGTACGACTTAAACGGAAAGACTAAGGACTCCTGTTTATGCAGCAGGAGTCCTTTTTGTTTTACGCAAACGGGTCTTCGATGTCGTCTGTTTGGATTGATGCCTGTGACGCACCACTTGGTTGTTGCGAAGCATCGCCCGAGCGTTCCTTGTACTCAAGAGGTGTCAGTTTATCCACCAAGATTTCAACTACCTTACGGTTTGTTCCATCCTTGGCTTGGTACTGCCGCATCTTCAGACTGCCAACGATGCCAACGAGCTGTCCCTTTTGAAGGTAGGTACATGCAAAGTCAGCATTCTTGCCGAAACATACAGCGTCAAAGAAGTCGGTTTCCTTCTCCCTCCCTTTTCGGTCTACAGCAATATTGAGTTTTGCTACGGCGGTAGCACCTGTTGTTTGTTTGTGTTCAGGAGCCGCACATAGTCTTCCGGTGAGTGTGACACAGTTAATCATTTATCAGTTGGTCTTCTTTTGCCAGTGAATCAAGATGCGTTACGACGTATCGACAGACTGTATCTGTCTGCGTTCGACGCAACTCCAATGCAACGAATAGCCCTTGCATATAGTTCGGTTCCATTCCGAGCACTTCCGCAATCTTCGGAACCATTGTCGCAATCGGCATACGCTTTCCGCTGAGCCATAGAGAAGCTGTTGATTCGTCAACTCCTACTTGCTCTGCAAACATACGTTGCGTCAAATTAGCCTTGTCGCACAAGTGGTGAAGCCTTGTGCGTTTTACGTGTGGTCTTGCCATGTTGTACCTTTCAGGTAAGTATCTTGTGCGTTAACACAAGATACTTTACCACGACCTAAAAGTTTATTGTGATGAATCCGCCGAACTGCCCGAGTTCAGACCAGTCACGTACTTTCGGGTAGAGACCATCACCATCACGGTCAACGTAATCATCGTCGTCTTGTTCAGGGGATGTGTTGCCTTCGATGGTAAGCACACCTGAACCGTCTGCACGCACTTTATCAATCATGCCCATGTGTGCATGCCTACCAAGTGCCTTGAAGTAAAAGCATACAATGTCACCTTCACGCAACCTACCAGGATTTGCTTTGGCATCTGCTACTGATATCCAATGACCAGTACGCTTTGCCCATCGAACCCAGTCAGGCGTGTAGCCAGTGCGAGGCATAGTTGCGTCGTATGTCGTCCCAAAGTCCGTAGCGGCTTGCTTTAGGCGGAACCTTACGTGGGCAACACACCAGGGCGAGCCTGGTGGCAGTGATGGAATACAACTGGCCAGGTAGGCTTCGACTTCCTTGCCACGATTCTCTCCACCTTTTTCAATCACACCCAAGTTCAGCCGAGCGTTGGCAATAGCCTTAACTGCAATTGGTCGGTCCATGCTTCATCCTCCTCCAATGTTTTGCTGTTTCATTCGACGTAGCGTTTGGGCACTCGCCTGTATACGCAAGTACTAACTCTGTTACGAACGCAGTAAACTTCTTGTCTCGTGTAACGCAATACGTTAGATACCAGATTGCTTTACACAGGTCTTTCGCATATGTTGTGCCGGCTTTCTTCCCACGACGTTGCAAGTACTTGAGTGCACTAAATTCATATCGTGTAAGTTCCCAGTCATCCGAAACTGCGACTGCATCTAATGTGTTTTGTCCATAGTGTTCACTTAGCCCATGAACGACTGGCATCTTATCTACCTGTTGATCCAAATCCTTTATCTCCTCGATTTGTCTCTCCGTCAAACAAGTCTCCTGTGTTGAGTTGGACAAGTTCTGCTTTGACAACGGGACTGAGCGATATCTGAGCAATTCGTGACCCCCTGCAAATGTGTTCTACGTTCTTCCCAAGATTCATCAAAATGACTTTAATTTCCCCTTGGTAGTCTTCATCGATAGTGCCTGGTGAGTTCAGCACAAATATTCCATACGATGCCGCTAAGCCACTGCGTGAACGTACCTGAAGTTCATATCCTTCTGGGATATTAATCTTCAATGCCGTTGGAATGACAGCATATTCGCCGGGCTGAATGGCTACTGGCTTCTTCACAGCTGCGGAAATGTCAAAGCACGCCGCGTTATTCTTATACTCAGGTAGAGTTATCATGTATGGCTCTATTCCATGAGGCATTACTTCGTAAACTAACTTCATAAACTCTCTTTCTGTAACCTTTCACCAATCCACTTCATAACAGGCACTGCCATTGAGTTGCCTATTGCCTTGTATCTGCCTGAATCTGACTCCTTTCCCGGCGCCTTCGCCCATTCATCCGGCATTCCTTGTAAACGTTCACATTCGGTCGGCGTTAGACGCCTGACGACCATGTTCACGGATAGATATTGATCTTGGCTTGCCAATATTGTGAATGCTTTCCCCTCTTGCCCAAGGTAACCTTTGCCACCGCCAGCACATCCACTGCGAATCTTAAACGTTGTAGGTTCTACCTTTAGTACAGCCGGCTGATTGTCGCCCATATCTGCACGTAACGTAGAACATACCGTGTCTAGCCCAGCAGGACCAGCGTTTCTGGCTATAGAACCCGGTTCAAATGCGTAGACTTCTGGTTGTACAACACCGTGCACGCCCGTAGCGTTCAACGTGTACATTGGCCCACCCACAGTAAAGCCATTACCGTTGCCACCATTGAGTGGCTGACGCCCTATCGTGTTCTCCGCTAAGGCTATTGGTTGTACTGCAAGGTTTGTGCTACGGATGTCACCAAGATCAAACGTGTTTAAGGTGTTCGCAACTTCATCTTCGACCCACGTCTCATGGTCTTCAGTCGATTGAGCACGCCTCGACTTGCGATATGCATGCTGTACAAGTGGAGTATTGCCTCCACCTGTACCCCATCGAGCTGCAACTGTAGGTGATTCATCAAGAGGACCTGTAACTCGGCTATCATTAGGATGGTTTTCATAGAGCACCGTGACTAAGTTGTATGCTTCGTCTCCGGCTGGTCCTCCTGCTCCTTTTGCCCACTTGCTGCTAACAGTGCCTGTCGTAGTAGCGGTGGGAGTGACTTTCCTCGTTTTTCGGCTCTCCGAAGGATGCCTTTGCACGCAGTCGGACTCAAAAAGTATTTTTCCGGCACGTCTTGGATCTCCTGAAGAATGTCCGATAAGGAAGATTCTTTGGCGTCTTTGGGGCACGCCGAAGTACTGAGCGTCCAAGACCCGGTAGGACCACCCATACCCGAGTTCTGAAAACGCCCCGAGGATGGAGCCAAAAGCCCTTCCTCTGTCAATTGACAAGACACCGGGTACATTTTCCCAGACAACCCATTCGGGTCTAAGGAAATCAACCATACCAGCAAAGACCAAGGAGAGATTTCCCCGAGGGTCTTCCATTCCTTTTCGCATTCCCGCAACGGAGAATGCTTGACATGGTGTTCCTCCAACGAGAACGTCAACTGCTCCTCTTTCAATTCCCCACTCCTTGTATTTAGTCATGTCTCCGAAGTTCTTGACATCTGGAAACTTGCCCGCAAGTACTCGACATGGGTATGGTTCAATCTCGGAAAAGCCAACTGGAGTCCAACCTAACTCATGCCAGCCTAAACTAGCTGCTTCCACACCTGAACACACACTCAAATATCTCACTTAGTTCCGCCTTCGTATGGCTTACCGTGCCCTTCCTTGATGAGCATGTCGCTCAACAGGACGCCGTCAACCATAACCTCAGCCAGTATACGCCCATATTTATCCTGACGCTCAAATACTTTAATGCTAAGGCTTTTAGACTTTTGCATATTCTGGTCAGTGAATGCTTTGGCAAGAAGTCCTTCAGGAGTATTCTTTTCTGGTGAATTGACGTGCATGACGCGCACGTGTTTATCAATTAAGTAGATGCCAAATCCCAAGTCAACGTTTGCAACGAATGTGTCACCATCGACAACTCGCAGGTATTTAATCTTATACTCGTACATTAATCTTCATCCTCTAGTTCGTCAGCACTGAGAGATATACGCTCGTAGGCAAACTGCACCAGCCCGTAGGCAACAATGTCATCGCAGTTTCTTGCAAAGGATACACGAGTGCCTTGTGTAAACATACTCGACTCACGCATCAGGAGTACAACGTCAATCCCAGCAGCCCTAGCTTCCTTGATAAGATCGGCAAACACATCTGAAACTTGGTCATAGGAACGTGGGATTTCTTCTCCGTCAATCATAAACCTCTCCTCTATAAAAGAAAGAACCACCCTGACAGTGGCTGTATAAGGGTGGCTCTTTCACTTGCGATGGTAGTTGTTGTTCTTCGCAATACTCACCTTGCGGTGGCGAAAACAGTATACAATGACGACAGAGCAATGAGTACAGCAATCAAAAAAGATCCGGCAAAGTGGAAGGGTATTGTTGCAAGTGTCAAGGCTGGCACTAAGGGTGGTGACCCTGGTGAGTGGTCTGCACGCAAAGCGCAACTTGCCACACAAAAGTACAAAGCATCTGGCGGTACATACCAAGGTCCTAAAAAAGCAGACAACAGCCTGTCAAAATGGTCAGACCAAAAGTGGCGCACTAGTGATAACACTCCATCCGAAGGCAAAAAACGGTACTTGCCAGATAAGGCATGGTCAGGTTTGTCTAGTGGCGAGAAAGCTGCAACTAACAAAGCAAAAGCCTCTGGTAATAAAGCCGGAAAACAATTCGTGGCTCAACCAAAGGCTATTGCACAGAAGACTGCAAAGTACCGCTAAGGTTTATTTTTGATAAGCACCGTGCGTAAAGCATCTTTGCGTTTTAGGTTGTCCATGGCGTAACTAACGGCGTAGATTAATTCAGTAAACTCTGGGTTGTTAATCCTGCCGACAACTTCCCTCTGCCCATCTCGATCATAGACTAACTCAATGTACGGTTCGTCTGGGTTATCTTTGAAATGCTTATGTATAGCGGTAACCGCTAGGTACATATCGTCTTCAGTTGAAATCTTAAAGGTCATTCCACTACCTCCTTTTTGTTGGAGACAACAATATGGTTTGCTTCGTCTTCCCACTCATCTACTTGCCAGTCATCAGCTGCTAGGTCAGATCCACGTAAAGGAGCAAGATGACACAAAACATGAAAGTCAAACTCTACTCTAGCTTCAGAAAACATATTCCAGTCATCTTCGTAGTATATAAAGTGACCGTCTTGCCACCCTTTACGGTAGACAGGTAACCCACTCAGTAAGTCGTTCAGCACCTCAGCAAATGTCATTGGCTTGCGCTTCCTTTGCTTTGTACTTCTCAATGACAACACGGATAGCATTGTCACCCCAAGGCATAGTCATCGGAGGACTAGGCACACCCATATCGACTAACCACTGCGACATCTGCCGACGAGTCCTACCTTCCTTATACCAAAGCCAAATCACGTCCTGTATCTCCGCAGGTATATGATCTAGCAGGTACACCCGCTTTTTGGGCGGCTCACCTGTTGAATTTTTAGACCTGGCACGCACAGAGCCAATCGATCTCGCATTACTTAAACTCATCTCTCCCACCACTTCTTCTTAGGCACTGCACGCAGAGCGTGGTCACCCTGGAGTCCCAACAACTCGTCAATAGACTCATCAAGCAAATCACTTAGCCGGCACGTTACATGGTTGCCAACAAGACCATTCTCCGACTGCATACGACGACGAAACACCTCAACACGATACTGCATAAGCAGCATGTCTGACACCAACTCGTCAAACTCTGACCGCAAATCACGCTTGTTCATACAAATCTCCGCTAGTACTATACAATATATTAATGACAGCACGCTAAAATGTTTTGTTGGATAAGCGAATCTACGTCGGTAGAGGGTAGTCGAAGAAAATATGTTCCGTAGGGGGCGGGGAGGATTATAGGAAAAAGGAGGGGCGGGGGCTTGCCATGTGGGGGTGGTTGACCCCGGGTGGGGGAGGGGGTAGGGGGCAGGGGAGGGGGTAATGCCGTAGCGTCATTCGTCCACGCTAGTACAGCGGAGATAGAGGGGCAGGGCCAACTACTTAACCCTCGCAGGTATGGGTGTGCTCTAGTTGGCTACACTGCGTCAAGTGTATATATATGATGTAACTAGGAGGTTACGAGTCATGTTGCATGAGATATTCAGGGTCAAGGTCGCCAATCAGTTTGGCGACGTCGTCGTAGAAAAGCGTGTTGACTGGGTCGCGATGACAGACACCACTGACATGACATTCACAACCCGTGAGGTCACGGAGACACTTTGGTTGATTATGCCAAAGATGTGCAAGTGTGAATGGGACTTAGTCAAGGTAGGCGGGAACCGTCGTTTTCGCAAACTTTGGTTCGAGTCAATTGACGGGCGATATGTTCTATACATATCTGCCAGAAAGGAGCGGAAGTAATGCGAGAGATTCGCTTTACGGTTGCACAGGTTATCGCCTGTGTAATCTTCTGCGGCGCTGTTGGCGCCCTCATCGTCTTAAACTTCTAGGGAAACCTAGAAAGGAGGGCTTCGGCCCTCCTCTTTTTTTGACCAAAAAAGCGGAGCATAACATAACCACGCTAGTAATGCAGACTTGTCGACAGCGGACGAACTACATAAACCTCGCACGTATAGGTTGGCTTTAGTTGGCTGGACTGCGTCAAGTGTACTTATAAAGTGTATGGCGATATTGCCTACAACGTAATCGAACGGAGGTAATACCTTGACGTATTCCTACCGTATGAATGGTGCCTTGCGAGTGGAATTCACTTACAAGGGATACGACTGCGAGATAGAACTATCTCATGGTGGTATCACAACCCTTCATATCGACAGCCTTGGCTGTTTTGAGTTTGATAGTGATGTATGCACATTACATCATCTAACAAACTTTGCGGATGCCGTCATCCGCCAATCATCGTAGTGTTTGTGATTGCCCCTCGGGAAACTGAGGGGCGGAGGTTTCACCTTGAACAAAGGTTTATTGATGGGGCTTTTCGTCGTTGCAGTGATTCATACGGCTTTGTCGTTGCTGCTTGCTTTGGGTTTGCGGTCGTACTTTTGGTACGCTTCATTCCTAGCGACTGTGATTGTCGCTAACATCATCGGACATCACCCTGCGGTTTACGCAGAGCTGACAAAGAAGGGTTGACCTTTGGAGGGCTTCGGCCCTCCTTTTTTTCGACTTATGCGGGAGCATATGCACACCACGCTAGTAATGCAGAGTTAGTCAAGGAAGACGAACTACATACACCTCGTAGGTATGGATGTGCTTCGGTTGGCAGAATACCACGGTTTGTACTTACATAATGTAACCAAGGAGGTTATATACAATGCGGTACTTTGAATTGTGTCGGGTTCGTGATGTGTCGCCGATGTCAACTGATGTCGAATATTCGGCACCATGTGTCATGTGTGGTGACAAGGTCAAGGTGGTCGTGTCTGAACAAGACCACGTGTCAATGCGGTGGGAAAACAGTATCCCGCAGCATCTCGAGATTTCATCTCGGGAATTCTTCATGTCGGGTATGTGCTCGGGATGTCAGGAGGATGTTTTCAGCGATGAAGACGAGGATTAGACTTTGGGATGCCATGATGGTCGCCATCATGGTTTTCGTCGGGCTGGCGTGGATGTGGATGGTCGCCAATGGCGTCTATCTCGTCGACTTTGAATTCTGAACTCAGGAGGCTTCGGCCTCCTTTTTTTTGTGTGCCAAATCGGGAGCACACCACCACCACGCTAGTAATGCCAATGTGACCAACCAGGACGAACTACATAAGCCTAGCAGGTATGGGTTGGTTATAGTTGGTGGTGCACGTGGAAGTGTACTTATTAGATGTAAGTGACGTACTTACAATGAAAGGTTTACTAATCATGATTAGTATGACATTCGAGAAGTTTTGGGCGTACGTGTCCCGATACATCTCAAACCGTATCGGCGTTGGATTGGACGACTTGGCTGATGTAGATATCTGGGATTATTACTCAGAGCATCCTGAGACCAAGGAGCATTGGCAAGGGGCTATTCGTGATGCAGCGGAGCACGCTATGTCTGAGCAGGACTGCGTAGACCCTGAAATCATGGCATTGTTCTCTACTCAGGACTAAGATATGCGGCCCGGGCTGACGTTCTCATGTGATACTCCGTCAGCCTTATACCGCAGAACCGGGGCTTCGGCTCCGGTTCTTTTTTTGGCTGGTTGCCAAACCACACACACACCACGCTAGTATTGCCAATATCATCAAGCCAAACGAACTACATAGACCACGCAGGTATGGGTTGGTTATAGTTGGTGGTACGGCGACAAGTGTACTTATTATATGTAAGCGTTGGAGGCTTACTATCATGTATCAAGTCAAACAACGTTCACCGTTCGGTGAAACGTACGTGCACGGGCAATTTATGTCGTTTAGCAATGCAATGCATTGCTGCCTTGCAGTCAATGATACCCGTAGCAGGGCATTCAAGGCGTATCCTGCCTACATTTTTGAATCGGTAACACAACGTGTTATCAAGCCATCACGACGCCCTGCATATTATTATGCAATCTTTGTGAATGAAGGGCATTATGCATACGGCGGTGCTGAAATATTCACAAGTGTAAAGGCTATCAAGGCCGAGTTATTTGAGCGATTGAATAATCAGCGGCGATACCCTTGCGTGGATAAGCGGGCAAGTTTTGAGGTCTACTACCTCAATCCTGATGACCTTGATTACACTTGCCCTGATTTTCGTGTGCACTTCGGTAAACGCGGCGGCGTCAAAATAACAAAATATGTTTGACGCAGGGAGGCTTCGGCCTCCCTTTTTTTTGTCAGCCTGGCTGACCACACACACACCACGCTAGTACTGCATATATAGACAACACGGACGAACTACACAATCCTCGCAGGTATGGGTCTGCTTTAGTTAGTGGTACGTGTGCGATTGTACTAAATAGATGTAACAGGAGGTTACTAACATGGATTGGATTACAGGAGAGCTGTTCGCATGGTACGGCGACAGCATGGTTTTGCAGGTAGAAGAATCACGGGAACCCGTAACGGCTGATTGGTGCCGTGATTTCGTATATGAAGACTTCGATTCCTGCGAATTGAAGGAAGGCACGGCACTACATAGCATCTTTAATCATTTGCTTTGGTACGCCGAGTGGGACAAATTGGCAGAACGTGTAAACGCAGTATTGGAGGATTAGATGGAAATTAGACCAAGAGGTTTGGTGCGCCTTGATTGCATCGTTGTTACGGCAGTTAGTTTCATCGATTGGTTGGATTTATTGGTAGAGCTGAAAGAGATTACACCTCGCCAAGCAAAACTAATCGGCAAGCCAATTCGCCGCGAGATGCGAAAAACCGAGGGTAATTTCAAGTTATACGACATACGTGTATTGCTTGATGCAGGTTACGAGGGCGAGTGGTCGCCGGCGATTCATAATAACTGGCATCACTTAATCCAGTTATGCGCCAAAGACCTCAAGACATCGGAGGCGAATGACTTCTATGTGAGAGCATAGACCGGAGGGCGAAAGCCCTCCATTTTTTTTGTTCGGCGCGGCGGAGCACACAAGCACCACGCTAGTAATGCCAACATAGTCAAAACAGACAAACTACATCATCCTCGCAGGTATGGATTGGCTACGGTTGGCGATACCTCCGCATTTGTACCTTTATGATGTAAGCATGGTGCTTACACTGTTATCGTTTGAAGGATACTAGCATGTTTACAAAGCATGGCATGTCTCGACATAACACGTTCCTGCTATGGGCAGGACCCTCTGCAATCGATGGTGCACCTATCGGTTTGTTTGTGTCAGGATTGGCGAATCGTTCGCGCAATCGTAAAACAGGTGCAATGATTCAAACGTACATCATGCGTTTGGATGTCGACCCTGTATTTGCAATCGCAAATGGGTTGGATGGTAGCATCTGCGGCATCGGAAAGAATCGATGCCCACACATGATGCAGGAACGCCGCAACGGTAATCGTGTCAAAATGATGCGTACCTGCTACGTCAATGTTGGGCAGGGTCCATTGACAATATGGCGTGCATGGGAACGTGGAAACGTACCGATGCCAGACGTCCACACGGTACAGCGTGCAATCGCGGCGACGGGTCGCCCATTGCGAATGGGTGCATATGGCGACCCTGCGGCGATACCTCAACACGTGTGGGAGAGCATCCTACCGTTTGCGACGGGTCGCACGGGTTACACCCATCAATGGAACAACAAGATAGGATGGTGGCTTAAAGGTACCGTCATGGCGTCATGTGACAGCCCAGACGACCACCACCGTGCTGTCAATGTAGGGTGGGGAACGTTTACCGTTCTTCCGCATGACAACTACAAACAGTTGTTCAAATCATTGACACGTACCACGTCGTGCGTGTCCGACCCACAATTCAAGGGTCGGATGGAATTGATACCGTGTGAACGGTGCCTAAAGTGTGATGGCACACGTAACGTAGCGATACGTGCCCACGGCCCGTCAGAAAAGTGGGTAACCTTACCCACCATCTGACACAGGGAGGCGAAAGCCTCCCTCTTTTTTGTGCCAGCTGCCAGGAGCACAAACACACCACGCTAGTATTGAAAAATAGGGCAGGAGCCACAATCTACACAATCCTCGCAGGTATGGGTTGGCTACAGTTGACCCGCCCGACAGATGTGTACTTATATATTGTTCAAGGGTGTAGCGTACATTGACTACATCACTTAGGACGTGTTGGAGAAACCACCATGGACAATCAGTCCAAACGCATCGCAGACCTCGTCATCGAACTCATCGGAGCCATGAAGGTCGAACTGACCCCGACTGGTTGCAAGGTTGAGGACATCCTCGGCTACATCGACGATGGCATCGCTCCTATCAAGCAGGAGTTTGTCGAGAACGTCTGCCGCATCGACATCAACCACGACAACTACACTCTTGTGAACAACGAGCGTGTAGCCGACCTCACCGAGAAGGTAGACGAGGCAATCAACGACATCTCTTCGCTTGAGAGTCGTATCGATGACCTCGAGTCCGACGACAAGGACATCGATGTCGAGGGTGAGATTGAGGCATTCCTTGACAACTACAAGGGGCAAAACCTCATCAGCTCTGCCGTGTCCGAAGCCATCGACAAGGACGAACTCATCGGCGACATCACCGATAGCGTCAAGGACGACATCGAATGGCTGCTCGATGACGACCAGTTCAGAACAACGGTACGCCGTATTGTTCAGGAGGAGATCAAGAATGCATTGCAAGTCTTGGTCGCTCATTGGGAAGCCAATTGAGTTGGGTGGGGGGCTTCGGCTCCCTGCCTTTTTTTGTGTGCAGATTGGGAGCACAACACACCCACGCTAGTATTGCCAACATAGACAGCCCCCACAATCTATATCGCCCACGCAGGTACCGTTCGCATTCGGTCTGCCAGATTGTGGCACGTGTACAATTACTTTGCAGGTGGTGTGGTATGCAGATTCTGCACCCTCCCCTGTGACGTTACGACACGGAGGGGGTCGATTTCTGCACCCCTCCCGTAGGCACGTAGGAGCCTCATACACGGACTCTACAAGAGTTCCAATATAGATGTATCAAAACAGGGGTTTCCTGTCTATTTCGTCCATATTTTCGCCTCTGGGCACAAGTTTGCTTGTCACAGATGTGGTGTATGTGAGCGATAGTGTCTTGTGTTGTGTTGTCTGGCTGTGTTCTTGTTTGATTTGATTCTACGGAGGTTTGAGAATGTCAGATTATTTGAATGGTGACCGTCCCGTCCTTATCGCAGAGGGACATCGTTTGGTTGAGGGTGTTCGTGTGATGTTGTCACAAGGCGTCCCTGTGTGGCATGGTCAACTCTGGCTTGGCTTGTCCAAGTGGGGTATTGACGCACAGATGGTCGAGGACTTGTTCGAGCATCATTACAACGAGGTGTCCGAGGAGGATGCAGAGGATGGTGCATTGACGAGCATGCCGCGGTGCATGCCGTTTGGTGAGTACCTTCGTATCCTTGCGGATGTGATTGGTTTGGATGTTGTGATTGGTGATGTATGGGACTACGTGCATGGTCACGTTGACGCATGCGACGACCTTGGTGAGAATTACGACTACGCATTCACGTGGTTGCTCAACGAACTGGGTACGTTGCTTCCTGAGTTTGACGACCATCTGTTGTTGATGGAATTGGAGGTGGTTGCATGAGTATGACAGTGTTGCCCGACATCAAGTCTCGCTTGGTGAAGGGTTCATCGCATATGGCTGGGTTGTTCAGTCGCTGTGCTTTCAGTAATCAGGGTTACTCATTCCAGTGTGACCGAAAGTGTCCGACGAAGTACAAGCGAGTCTTCGAGTTGACTGACGTACATGAGATGGAGTTGGTGATGACATTGCGTTACGCTATGCCCACTACCATGTTCCTTGTCACTAGCATCAACTGGGAGGACGACCCAGAGACGTGTTGGCGTGTTGAGTGGGAGAGTTATGGCATGCGGTACCGCATCCAGTTCTTCTACCCTAGATTTATTAATATGGAGGTTGAGAGCGATGTCTAAGCATCCTTGTTGGAATATCGGTGCGTCCGAGCGTGCCTTGTTTGGTGCTGTTGATACTGCCATCGGTGAGCAGTTCATGTGTTGGCAATGTGCAGAGGGGGCTGGTCAGCCCCTGACGCATGAGTCATTTCATGTCATCACAGCACACGACATCGTTGATACTGGACTTTGGTTCAAGTGCGACAGATGCGGTGATGCGATTGATGAAGACATCCTGCTTGGTGTGGAGCCAGTCTACTCCTTGCCACAGAAGGACATGCCTGAGCAGGACGTCGAGCGGTTCATGGAGGAGACTGCGGCAACGCAGTATGCCGACCATGTTGCAGAGTTGAAGGAAAGGGAGAGGTTGGACTTTTGAAGAAGTTGAATTATGTGGAATTGGATAACTGCCGTGAGCAGTATGCCGTCATCAACATCGTGACAGGAAAGGCTGATTCGTACGAACGGCACACGACTGCGGAGGCATCTGCACGAAGAAGATCGCATTGCGGTCACACTCAGGTGGTCATTGACCTGCACACTGGTCGCATCACTGACGTGTTCGGAGCAGACTCACGCTTGACCGTGGGCATCATGGGCGTACGCTTCGAGGAGTATCTTGACAATGAGTGACAAACGCTATGACGGATGCATCACCGTCGACAAGACTGCGAAGACTGTTCAGATTTACCGTTATGTGAGTTACAGCAACGGTCAGAACAATCTGCTCGACAACAGCACACACAAGTTCGACACCGTCGAAGACGCCATGCAGTTCGCAGAGCGAATGCACGGGCACTACAAGAAAGACGGCGTGAGTCTGGTCGTAACCGACTAGGCACGATGCCCTGCTGGTGGGGCGAAACACCAGCACAGGAGGTTTAGAATGTTAGTTATCAGTTATGTGTATCGTGACCACGACGATAAGCTCGTCCTCGACAAGAAGCCCGTTTGTGCAATCGACAGCAAGACAATGCTTCATGACCTGCGTACGGCATTGACCACGCTTGATTGGCACTCAATGTCTTGTGCCCTCACCACTGAGGACGCTGAACGCACCATCGAAGAGCATGTCAACCCATACACCCATGCGGCGTTCCTGCACAGTGCAAGCATCAATGGCTACCTGCAACAAGAGGCATATGCGTGGTTGCACTTGAATACAGCCTGGACTTTTGGCGACATCATCCCCGAGTTCGAGGCATGCGTCGAGCGTGAGGGATGCATCAGCACAGAATTGGTGATGGACACGATTCGCATGTGTATCGGTCTCCGTTGCAACAAGACGCTCGTGCAAGTGCAAGAGCAGTTCTACGAAGTCGATGACACCGAGTGGAGGCGTGACTACTTGATTGCCATCGAACGCATGGACGGACAACGCATCTCGTTCCGCTTCGAGTGTGGTGAATACGAGAATCGTGTGAAAGAAATCGAAGTACGTGCACGTGAGAGCGGAGACTGCAACCGTAGTGTTCACCGCTTCCCATTGCAGTCCCTGAGCGTACACCAACTGCGGGATCTTGGCGGGTTCGCATACAAACTCGACTAGGCAGAGGGGCGAAAGCCCCTCTTTTTTTTGGTTGTCAAAAGCATCACACACACCCGCAGGTACAGCTCTGATTCTAGTTGCCGGCTGTTGCAGTTGTGTGGTTTAGTGCAAGATTGTGTTTTGGACACAACAAGTCATTTGATTGAAGGAGTAAAGGATTGTTACATTTATTGCACCAGTTGATAGCCATCGCTATCATCTTGTTTTTCTTGTCGGGCGTTCTCGTTACCATCTACCATGTGGGACGGGGAGTGGTTGAATTCATTGTTGTTGCATCGAGGATATTGAAATGACACGTAGTGATGCTGATGCAGTAGTGCATCTATTGATGAGCGAGTGGTCGAAGAACGCAGAGCCAGACCTGCAGCCTAAGTGGAATAAAGTCGCACCATTCATTTGGAAAAGCCCTAACGAGGTATACAAGTGCACGCTCAACTGGCTTGAATGGGACTTGTCGATTGTTACCTTTGATGTACCTAAGTCAATCAAGGGACTTGATGTCAATCGTGTACCTAACAGTCAGCACATCGTGCTGGTTGAAGATTTGTTGACAGAGGACGGAAATCCTATCATCGTTCATGCTCAGGTCGCACAAACTAAGTACCCAGAGCAAAAACATGTACCTCTGTCCGCACCAGAAATTTGCGATTCGTTCTTGGCTGGCGAGTGGACACCCTGGTGGACGTGCCGATGTTGCCATATGCGTAAACAACTACGCATCAAGCCGCAATGACATACTACAGAGTCACGTCTGGATACAAAACAGAGTGGTTCATTGATAAGGAACATGCCCATTCAGTTGCTACTGAGTGGGCGCGCTCTGCTGTCATAGACAAACAAACAACCACCGTGGCTGTAGATGCTTACGTTATCAGCATGCGTTCCACTGAACGGCTCCTAGCTGCCCTAAATGGGCAACATCCAGCCCGGCGTCATTACATGATTGGCATCGACAACGGTGTCATTACTGTTGAACAGAAATGGAAACGCAAGCGACAGAAGATCCACCTCGACCCCATCACGTCATACGCACATCCAACACACATACACGCTGATTGGATTGCTACAGTGCACGCAAACACGGAGATTGAGGACTTATTCAGGCGCGCTCCTGACCACAAGGCATGCTACATGGCATGCAATATCGCCCAGGTTCACACATCTGCCAAAGGATACAAACTTACCCTGGGATTATGCCGATATTGCTGGGATTGGGTGCATTCAGTAAAGCGTAAATGACGGCGTAGATAAAAGTATTTTGCTACGCACACTAGATTGGCGTAAGATGAACTACTACGCCAGTAGAAATAACAGCAGCCCCACCCGGAGTACTAGGTGGAGCTGCTGCAAGGAACAAGAGGAGGTTTGAATCGTTCAGGGCAGATTCAACATAATCATACCACACGAGGTGGGTCATGAAAGAAGAGTCTGCACTGCAACTACTCGTCAAGAACACACTTGGTTTTCTTGGCTACACAGTCATTGAGACAGGCAAAGCAAGACGTAAAGTCCAATGTCCACGGTGCAAAAACATGCACTACCCCACAGGGTGGCAAGGAAACACGCTTGGTTGTCCTGACCTCTACATACATTGCCCACACTGGAAGATGCCAGTTGCCATAGCAGTCGAACTCAAGACTGCAAAGGGCGCTGTCCGTTCTGAACAGAAGGCAATGGCAGACCAGAAGATGACTGTTATATGCCGAAGCGTTACACAAGTGATTGAAACCGTACTGGAGTACGAAAAGCTGTACGGAGAATCCGTTCAGTGCGACCGTCTAGAAAGGTTTATTGCCCGTAATGAAGTTTCCTGCAAACTATAACTACATCGTTCCAGATGACCACCGAGCGTTGGTCTACTATGCATCCGCTGACAACGACAGCGTGCTTGCCGTTGAAACTGTCAACCATCGTGCTATCGTCTTGGCTAACACACCAGAGGAAGTCCTTGAAGTCGCCAAGCAGTTCAGCGATGACTCTTACACTGCTGGCGTAACAACATGGCACACACTCAGCGTTGATTGGCGAATGGCTATCTACAATGGCGAACTCGTACTCATCAAGGGCGGTTTGACATGGCAAGCGACTGGGCTGACAGAAGCACCTGCACATGACGCATCTCTTGTTTGTGACCCATACACCTGGGCATATGTCGTCAAGGTTGGCGATGCTTACGTTGAACGTGACGGCGGTGTTGTTATTGGTGCTACACCTGCTGACCTTATGGTGCAGCTCGAAGGATTCGACGTTGGTTCACTAGCCGAAGTCGGCAATGACGTTGTTGCAATCCCTCTGCTTCAACTAGCCAACAGCCAAGTGACCGCCATGTATCGTGGACAACTGCATGATGTAGCACAAGTCATGATGCGTAACACAGCATTCCTGATGGATCTTGTGAAGAACACTAGCCCAGCAGATGCTGTTGACCCTGAGCAGAACATTATCAACAAGTTGGAGGAGACCGAATGAAGATAGAAGACCATCTCATTAAGATGAAAGGGGGCAAGCTTTATGCCCCCGTGTATGTTCGCATCGCATTGTTTCGTGAAGACCATCCAGTCGCTGACGGATGGGGCATCAATGCTGAGGTCATCAGCACTGATGAAACATCGTGCTTGTCACGTGCTGAGATTGTTGACCCACAAGGTCGTGTCGTAGCAACTGGACACAAGCGTGAGCACAAGTCGCACTTCCCAGACTTTGAAGAGAAGAGTCTCACAGGCGCGGTTGGTCGTGCCCTGCTTATGGCTGGCTACGGCACACAGTACGCTCTTGACGAGTTGGACGAAGGAGAACGCATTGTGGATACACCTATCCCAGCACCAGCACAGGTAAAGGCACAGCCTACTGTGGAGAAGGCACCAAACCCATTCATTCAGCAGTGCCGGCGCCTATGGGGCGTTGACATCACCACCGAGGATTGCAAGGCAATCTTCACACGAGCCTGGCCAACAAGCACGGCAAATGCGGAGTCACTTGCAGCCGCAGCAACAGTACTTGGAAGTTATGCCGATGCAGAGGAAGCAGAGGCTGACTTGTTCATGGAGAACGCACCTGAAATGGGGCAAGCCCCGGGAGTAACATCATAATGGCAACTGTAGTTGAAGACGATTGGATTATCGACACCGAAACAGGTGAGGTAATCGGTATTGAGGGATGGCAAATCGAAGGCGCTGTGGAGTCCGAAAAGGAACTCTGGACTCTACAAAAGCGGATGCTTGAGACAGACGCTAAGATTTCCGCCGAACGCATGATGATGAAGTCCATCATCGCCAACTGCGAACAGCGCATCAAACGCCTTGAGTCACGCCAGAAGTGGCTCGATCTCCGCTACGGCGTCAGTGCAGCTGCAACAGCGAAGTCATTGTTGCTTAAGGGTAGCAAGACTTACACGTCTCCGTACGGAAAGATTGCATTCCGCACGACAAAGGACAAGATTGTCATTGATGACCAAGAGGCGTTCTCCAAGTGGGCATCACAGCATTGCCCTGAAGCACTCAAGCAATCTGTTTTGGTCAGCAAGTTGCCAAAGGAGCAGGTTGACCGATGGTTGAACATCGAAGAGTTCATGCCAAAGGGAATACACATTGAACCCGGTGGCGAGTCTGTAACATTTGTTGGCATCACAAAGGATGAACCAAATGAGCGACCTGAACAAGATTAGGGATTTCCCCGAAGGCGTTCACGGTACACCTACAGGCTTAGCGTTTACAGGAGATCTCCCATTTGACCAATGGGAGATACTCATGAACCGTCTATACACCATGAACGGAGCGATACAGTGGATGCTCGGCGATGCATTGAACTACGGTAGCCCACGCTACGGTGAGAAGTATAGCCAGGCATTGGAAAGCACCAAGCTAACTTACAGTGCACTCGCCAACTTCTCGTGGGTTGCACGTGCTGTACCACCAGAGAACAGGAATCCAAACCTGTCATGGACACATCATCGGGCTGTAAGCAAACTTGACCATGAAGATCAACGACGACTGCTTGATGAAGCAGAAAGAAAGGAGTGGACAGCAGACACATTGACAGAGATTGTGAGAGGCACACCAGTGACAGAGAAGAGCATCTCGGACAGCGTACCTATCCCCGTAGGGCTTAGTGCGACTGTAGCCAACGAGATTCTTGACACAGCTGCATGCTTACTCACGAACGATGTGAAACTGTGTGCCTACTGTCCGTATCACAGGAACAAATGATTGGATTATTTCAGGGCAGTCTAATCAACAAGAAGCGATTGAACAAGGGGTTTGTGGTGCTACACCATGAACTCCTTACTTGTCTCAAAGACTTTACTGCAAGCGAATGGATGGTTTTAACATGCCTGTCACTTCACGCTGACGAGACAGGCTTCAGTTGCCCTTCAATTGCCCGCATAGCCGAGGAAACTGGCATCAGTAGCAGATTAGTCAGCCAGTGCATTAAAAGTCTCTCTACAGCCGCCACACGGGCTTACATCGTGCTTCGTGTTGAACAGAGACACGCCATTTCGGGACGGCAGACCAGCAATGGATACGTCATATTGCCCGATGGTTTTAGTACACCAACAGAGGGGGAGGGTGCAGAAATCGACAGGGGGGAGGGTGCAGAAATCGACACCCCCATTACATTGAAGAATATACATAAAGAAGAATATATACCCCCTATAGCCCCCCAGAGGGGGGCACGCAAACGAACCATCAAGTTACCTAGCCTTGATGACCCAGCGAGGGGATTGTTCATTGCTTACCGTGAGGTATTCATGGATGCAGCCAAAGCAGAACTGTTCACCCTGGGTGAATGGCAGGGAGTACACATTGCTTTGCGACAGATGGTGCACCACGGTGTGTCCGAAACGGAAGTTGCGGCTAGGGCACGATGCTTGATTGGCAAATGGCAAAAGCCACACATGGTTACTTTGCACGCCTTGTGGAAACATTGGGGCACAGCCGACCCAAGTAGTGCATCGTTTGGCACAACTTCTTTGAATCAGGCAGACAGAGTGTTTAGCACTCTGGACAAATTGTTTGGCGAAGGATAAAAAGGACTGGAGGTTTGAAATGAATAGACAGGTGTTTGCTGGTGTGTGCAGTGTGTTGAGTACGCTGCCATCTAACGTGCCTTGGACAGATGACGTAGCGACAACGTACGCCATTGCCATGAAGGGCTGGGATGATGCTGTTGTAGGGCTGGTTGCACGGCATGTGTTGTTCAACTGTGAATGGCGCCCTACCGTTGCTCAACTGCGTACGATTGCCATTCAGTTGGTCGCTCCGAACATTAATGCTCACACAATCCACAACATAGTGAGTCGGATTATTCTGCACGCATACACTAGTGAAGAGCGTGACAAAGAACTGGATGAGGAGATGGAAGCAGGGACGTTGCCTCCATATACGAGGCAGATCATTGACCGTGCTGGTGGCTGGAAGTTTCTAGGCTCTCGTTCAACTGAGTACAATCTTCAGTTCATTCAGGACTTCATTAAGGATAACTGGTCGTCATATCAGTTAGACTCGTTGATTACTGCTCCTCCACAAAGCCCTGAACTTTTGGAGGAAGGGACGACCATGGTCAAGGCGTTGCTAGAAAAATGAACGTCGTAGACATCAAAGCTCCTAGTGACATAGAAGCAGAGATGGCTGTACTGGGTGCCATCATGTTGGACAATCGCAAGTTGTCTGACGTGATGAGCATCCTTTCTGCTACTGACTTCTATCGTCTTGCTCACAGTGTCATCTTCTCTTCCATGAAGTTGTTGTATGACTACGGTGACCCTATCGACATTGTTTCCCTGAACGCTATGCTGTCCGAGGATGACGACATCAGCAAGGTTGGTGGGATTGCATACCTCATGCAGATTGGTGACTTTGTCCCAACCACTGCAAACATCATGTACTACGCTGAGCGCGTTAAGACTGTGGCTAATCAACGCCACATGATGGAAGCATACATCCGTGCGGCTCAACTTGCTGAGGATGGTGAGGTTGACCAAGCCAAGTTAACCGCTACCGATATGCATGGTTCACTCGGGGCAACTAGTGTAAAGGTGCGACACGTTGCTGATGTATTAGAGTCAAACGTGAACAACATGGAGTCTCGGACAGACACTGAGACCCAAGTTATCACAACCGGCTTTGATGCTATCGACTTCCTGATTGGTGGTTGGAAACAACGTGAACTGGTTATCCTGGGTGCTCGTCCTTCTATGGGTAAGTCTGCTCTGGCTATGCAGTTTGCAGTCAATGCAGCACGGCGTAACTGCTCGACGCTTTTCATGAGCATTGAGATGGGACTCGATGACTTAGTCCAGCGCCTTCTGGCTATGGAGACAGGCATCAACAGTCGCCGGTTGCAAACGACTGTGCTGTATCCTTCAGAACTAGCGAGCACACGTGGCGTGGTGAAGTCATACAAGGAGTTCCCTTTGTACTTGTCAGATGACAGCCCGTGTACGCTACAGATACTGCAAAACCGTGCCATGCAGGTCAAGGCAAAGTGTGGCACTCTCGATCTCATTATCGTCGACTATCTACAGATGATAACGACGAAGGGTGGAGACAATCGAAGTAACGAACTAGATGCTGTAAGCCGTGGACTGAAGGCTCTTGCTAAAGAGTTGAACACTACAGTTATAGCGTTGGCAAGTTTGAATCGTGGTGTTGAGAAGCGTGACGACAAGCGACCAATCATGTCAGACCTACGTGAGGCTGGTGGCATTGAGTTTGATGCGGACAAGATATGCTTCCTATATCGTCCGATGTATTACTCAACACCTGACGAGAGGCATGACTTGGAAACGGAAGATGCTGAGTTTATAGTGACCAAGAACAGGAACGGTCAAGTTGGGTCAGTTAAACTTACGTTCCTTCCAACAGTGCCAAAGTTTATGAACTGGGATGGTGACATGCTGTGATTAAGAAGGTCAGCCCTTGGCATAGATGGGTAGTCATAGTTACCCTACTTGCCAAGGATTACGCCGAAGCACGGAAGTACCTAAAGGTAAGTGCTCATCAACACTCGGTCATGCTACGTGACGTCAAGGCTGTACTTGGCGTCACAACACTTAATCACGCAGCTCTCAAACTCAACCTACTTCGCATAAACTACGAAGAGTTGCCTACATGGGTCGGGCAATCTAAAGTCGAACTAGGCCCAGGCGTGACAGTTGATTTGGAAGGAGAAGAATAATGTTGACAGTCGTCTTATGCACAGCGTTAGCAACAAGCAGTGTTTGGTTTATCATCACTGCTATCTTGGTTAGCAAAGTAGCCGACCGCTACAAAGTCGTCGTAAAGAAACGTGCTGGTGAACTAGTGACGTTCAAGACAAGTAGTGGCATTCTTAAAAGTGCCACGCTATCTGTGGACTGGATGCCTAATGACAAGTATGTCATTGTCGAAGGTCTTAAGGTTAACTATGTTCCCTACGTTGTACGTGCTGAAAATGTAGTCAATTAGACACGTAATTAGACACGTAATTAAACAAAAGACCACCCATTGTCAGGGTGGTCTTTCGCTTCCAAGCACCGGTTTGTTCTTTCTTTGTAGTCAGGTTGCCCTGCTATCTGCATTGTAAGTTGTCAAGTATTTCCTTACAACTCAGATTGCTAATACTTTCCGGTCATTGTCTTGTTCACGATACCGATTGCTGCATCCTTAGCATCTGGATATTTCTTGTTAGATTTAGCAATGACATCCATGATGGTAGGTGCGGTCTGCCAGTTCTTCTCATGCTGTCGGATGATTTTCTCACGCTTCATGAGCGACTTCGGAATGTATTTGTCGTATTGCAAGCGTGTACCAAGTGTACTTGCTATAGCTTGCGTAAGGATAGCTGCTTCACGAACACCTTTATCTTCGTACTTGGACTCGAATGTTGTGTCGACAACTTCATTGAGTCCTGTCGGGAATGTTGACGTGATGTACTGCGACATATTCCACTTCTCAGGTGCAAATGCAACTGCTGGCTTAATTTTTCTGTCATACAGATACCTCCATTCCTCGTCAGTTTCGTACACTGATCTACCGATGACATCCTTGCCAGACAGTGGTTCAAATATCATCTTGATAAGTGCAGGGCTGACGTTATAACCAAGCCTATTGCTTGCTCCAATCAGCCAGTCTAGTTCAGGCGTGTCACCAAACCGTTCTTCTGACTTGATTGGTTTGTTCACAGCATCGTATACGGTACGCAGTTTATTGAGGTCGTCCCATACGCCGCTACTGTCAGCGTATACCCAGTCACCTATGCGGAACTTACCAACCTTTGTTGGGTCAGCCTTGACGTCTTCTCGTTTGAACAGCAGTTGCCCCAAGTAATGGACAGCTGCTTGAGCTGCCGCAACCCAAATCATAGACCCGTATATAACGCTGTACTGATAGTTGCGTAAGTCTGGGTTAGTTTGATTTGACGCAACAGCATTGAATACACGGTTTTGCTCACCAAGCAACTTACGTGTGATTCTCATGTTGCCAAACAAGTAGTTCCAGTGTGGTTTCATCAGCCAGTTTGCTAGTTGCCACCGAGGTGCAACAGACACCCACTTAGCTGCACGACCCACAACCATGTCGATGTCTTCATTGGTTGAGTACTGGAAGTCACCCAAGCTAAGAGCCACGAAGTTAGCGACCTCTTTGGCTGACCGTTGATACTTCAAGTCTTTGAGAGGAACGTCTTTCAACAATGGGTTGTTTTTCAACTGCCACTTCACCAAGTTGAACATAAGTACATCGTGGTTCAAAGACGTAAACCGTTCAGCCATACCTGCAACAGGCAGCTTGTTAACCATTGCGTCTTTGACCATGTCTTGCTGTACGTGCCCGACTTCACTGATTTGCATGAGGTCAACGTAAATGTCTTGCCAGTTCGTCTTCCCCTTACCTTCTTGGTACATACGTTGCCGTGCTTTACCTACAGCACGTTCATAGTTATAGAAGTTTAGTGGAACACCAAGTTCCTTCATGACCTCGTAGTATGGGTCATTACTAATCTCCAAGAACAGCTTGATGTATTCACGGCGCCCCATGTGTGCACCAATTTGCTTGCCCTTTTCACCTGTGAATGCAAGTCTTGGGGCAAGCCCCTTAGCTGCACTCTTGAATGCGTTGAGCCAGATTACGGTGTCGTATGGACGGCCTGTGAATATACCCATGGCATACTTGCCACCCTGGATAACTGGGTACGCTAAGTCCATTGCGAGGCTTAGACGTGTCAAGCCCTGCCATTCACGTTCAAGCCTGTCTAATCCCTCAAGTGCTTGCATACCCATAGTTTTATTGGCTTTGACTTGACCCGCTGTAATAGTTAGCGGCGGAGCAGCTTCTTTACCTTGATACATAATTGGCGACATGGCTGGCATGCTAGGTGCTTCGTCCAATGGCATGTCTGCTGTGTACTCATTGATGACCTTTGCTGTTGGCTTTACAGCGGAATCAGCTGCCGTACCAAGCATATTGGATGCAGTTCTGACGTTGGCGTCATTGAGTGTGTATGCAACTGCTGTTGTTTCGGGCGTTGTCGATGTTTGTACAACATTAGTGAACACGACACCGTCATGCTTCCCGCTCATAGCCGCCTTGATTGCATCGTTACGCATTGGAACACTCAAACCAGTGTTGCCGGCGTCAATCACCAATGGGTTTTCCATCTTGATGAACCGTGGTTGTTGCATACGGTTTTTCTTGACATGGCTACCAGTGACAAGATCGTGGACTTGTATGCCTGGAGTTGTGTCATATAGTGTTCCGTCAACCTCTGGGCTAAATGCCAACGTGGTAAATGCAGACCCTGTTACAATCTTCTGTTCAGCCTGTAATTGACTATCGTAAACCTTTGCCATCTTTGCAATGTCTGCTGACATAAAGCGTTCGATGTATCGATCTACCTCCATCATGATTGGAGCAACGTCCTCACCTTTTTGTGTCAACTTGTCGAATGATCGATCAAGTTGTGCATCGTTTAAGTGGGAGCCTAGTGTTTCACCATAGAGTCTCTTTGCGTTCTGATATGTTTCCTCGGTTGGTTCCGTGCTGTGGAACTTCAACGTTTGTCGTAGCTTCATAGCATCGAATACACGCAACGCCTTGAACTGCTCTGCACTTACTTGTGGATTAATAGTCAACCCGTTGCCGGCAGACATGGACTCTAAGTTGTCAAGCATTGTTCCGGTAGCCCATGACTTAAATGAGGGGTGTTCCGTCAATGCGTAAATTTCAAGTGCCTTGTTACGTCCTAGTCCAGATTCAACAAGGTTTCGGTAGATGTGACTACGATTACCATCTTCACGGTACACGGAGTAGCCGAACTCATCACGACCAACCTCATTGTTGTGGTTCAGGACAACACGTTGGCGACGGTCAATGGAAGGTTGTAGCCACTTACTGATTACTGGATTAACAAATGCGCGCCGTACACCTGGGTCGATGGTTCCGTATTCCATGTCAACCTTGGCTGGTGACATTGCTGGTTGCGTGTACATCTCAGTGCTTGGGCCAAAGTCTTCAGGACGCCGCATATTGGCGATACCGTGCCAATACACCGCAGGTACTGCCTTAGTATTGGTGCGGATGCTTTCGATGAGCGTTTTGACAGCATCTGCATGCGTAGCCATAGAGCCACCAATCCATTGCTCACCTGGCCGTTTAGCTATAGTCATCAATAAGTCCAACTGCTTAAGTTGTGCTATATCCAATGCCTTTAGTTGCTCTTGGAATCCTTCACCTAAACCGCTGGAAAGGCGTGACCATTCTTCCGTTTTAGTTTTAGAACCAATTGCCATAACTTCTTCATGGTTGATGGTTGAAACTTTGCCCGTCTTGTAGTTAATTGTGTACTTCTTAACTCCTTGTTCGTACACATCAACCTCTGCACCGTTCTGACGATATTCGTATCCTACGTACGAAAAATCGTTCATGCTACGAACAAGTTCTAGTCTTGCACCAACAAGAACTCGAGCCTGTGCTTGGACATACTCTTTGACTTTGTTAGCGATAAGTGCTACGTGTTGTTGTTGAGCCGTACTCATAGTCCGTGTTGCAACCAAGGACGAATGACCTGTAATCAGGTCTTGTATCTTGACTCGTCCACGGCCAACGTTGACACCGAGTTCAGCCAAGTTACGGCTGATTTCCAATGACAACGGTCCATCCTTTATGCCCTCTTGCAGTGCTTTTAGGTTGTTGGTTGCAGTCATCTCCACATGCACAGCCATGCGGCGTGTTTCAGATTCAAGTTCTGACGTCTTACCCTTCATCGCAGGAATCTTGATGTTTCTAGCACCAGCCGGTTGAGATCCGGTAAGCAGAATGTCAGTGATGCTCTTGATGTTTAGTTTTTCTGGGTTGTTCAAGAAGTCCATCATCAAACGCTTAGCATCTGTTTTTAATTCACCAACTTGTTTGAGTAGGTCACTTACAACAGAGTTTGCGTTACTTGTCAGCAGTTCTGTTTGGCTAAGCAATGTCCCACGAACTTGTTGCTGTTCTGCATCAAGAGCGTCGGATTTTACATCACGCATAATTCCCGTCAATACATAACTAGACTCAGGGTCATTGTTGTATCGTACTTCAGCCTGGGTAATCGAAGACGTTTTAATTGCTGCCTCGTATCCAGCAGTAGCAATCATCTGCTCAAGAGCTTCAAGGTTTTTCAACTGCTCTGTATATGCAAGAAGGCGCTCGTCTTCAGGTTTGCCTTCCATAGTTTTATCTATGTATTGGCGGAGTGCATCTGGTGTTGGGAACTCACCTGTGGCAATCATAAAGTCACGTGGGATGTTGCCTTGGCGTGTCTGTGTTATGTGCCAGTAATCAGCAAAGAACGCAGTTCGGTCAGCATTACTCCACATCGAATCGCGCAATTCCATATTGAGTTCATGGAACGACATCTGTGACATTAATCTATTTGATGATTCCAGTCGAGATTTCAGTGGGTCGACAATGTACTTATCTCGTGCACTAACGAGTTCTTTCCATACTGCATAGCGATTAGGTGCAGTGCCTTGCTTCTCAGTTAATGCCCACAGGTCTTTATTTGATAGATACGCCACTTCAATTCCGTCAGCGTTGAGCCGCGTAATCAACTGCTCAAAGTTGAAGTTACGAGCCTTCGTTGAATACCGGAACCAGTTGACATCATTGTTTGCCAGCCATGACTGTATCTTTTTTGGTACATCCGATGGGACTTGATCTTTGATGGTAATAGATCCAGTGTTCGTGTACCGGAGGTTTTCATTCCGCAATGGGAATCGCATCACCAGTGAGTCAAGTACGTCATTTGTATAACGTAACACAGTGGATTTGAACTGCTGTTCTGTAGCCCTAGACGTATCAAAGTCGGAGATTGCCCGACTAAACAGGTTGCGTACGTTTTCAGACAAAGCTCTACCAATTGGTAGTCCATCTACAGCATTGTTCTCTACAAACCATGATGTGAGAATGTATGCTTGTTTCTCCATTGGCGTGAGATTGTTTGGCAGGAACGAATGATTGCTTTTAAACGTGACACGTCCTGTTGTGGCAGAGTAAAAGCTGGATGGTACCAAAATGCGTTGACCACGCAATGCCAACCATGATTCAGATGTTGCTCCTTTGACATGCTCGTCAAGCACAATGAACGACACGTAGTCTCCGTGCTGTTTTAACTGTGCATTTACCTGCGTTGTATCAACAGGGATTGACTTCTTGTCCTTCGCCAAGAATCCAAACGCATCTTCCATACGTGCTATATCTCGCAGCACACGGTCCATGCCACGAGCAACAAGGTTGTAATGCCCATCTTGATTCAAGCGAGCGTTGTCCATATGACGTTGCATCTGACCGTTTTCAACATCAGCTTGCCGTTTCAATGCAGACTTTATTGCGGATTGGACTTCGCCAGTTCCACGTTGCGTTGCGTTCATAACAGCCGTCGAGAATGACTCCTGAGCAGTCATGCCATTCTTTAGGACATGTTGCCGTTTCATCTCAAGCACCATGTCTTCAAGAGGAGTAACTGATTTAGCTAACTGCTCGTACAACATCGACATGTCTGTAGAAGCATTTGCTGGTTTACGGTAGTTATCAACAATCTTATTGATTAAGAACTCTGTAGTTCTGATTTCATTGTTCACAGACTTAAGCAACTGTTTGTTTGCTTGCAACTCACTTATGGGCTGGTCAAGATATCCCTCCGTTTTTTCAGTACCATTCCATAAGTCTCGGTTAGATGCGACTCGTTTTATAAATGACTCATACTCACCAGGCTCACTGATGATTGACTGCACATTGGACTTCAATCGCTCTGTGGTGAATGCTAATCCAGTAACGAGATCCTCCAGTGACACACCACTATCTTTTAGTGTTTCATTGAGAGCTTCTCGCAATGTAGTTCCAGCTGCCCACTCTTTATCTAACGTGCCACGGACTACCAATGACTCGGAATATCCAGCAAACGTAGACGTCATAAACAATGTGCGTGCATTACGTGCGCCAGCGTTTCGCAGAAGATTAGCAATAAAGAATCTGCGCTTCTCGTTTTGAGTCATATCAACGCTTTGCTTGATACCTTGCATGTCAACTGCGAGGTCATACAGCACGCCCGTTAATTCACCCATTTTTTCTAGACGAGCATCACCCTTAAGTTTGAGTCCATCAGCAAAGTTCTCAACCAGCAGTGTTAATGCGTCAACCTTTTTACCGACAAGACTAAACATTGGGTCGTTTTGTTTTTGGAATTTATCAAACGATTCCTTGTATCTCTTATTCAGTTCGACCCTATCCTGCACAGCACGGTTCATACGGTCCGTAATGTCTTTGTCTCCAGGGCTTGCTTTGAGCATCTGTTTGAAGTCACCGATTTCCGAACTCAACTTATTGATTGCCTCAATAGTTTGATTGAACGTTAGGAAGTCAGCGGCTGACGTGGCTTTCTCAACTCCTATCTTCATTACGAATGGTCTATTAGAAAGCTCACGAATGAATGATTCAGAAAACTCACCAGTCAGGATTCCACTGTTGGATGAATTCACCGTATTAAACAAGTTGTAGAACTCGACTCGGTCAGCCTTGTCAGAATCCATTGACTCTAAATAGTCAAACGTAAATCCTTGTTCAATTGTAAACGTTTCGTCATCCTTGCTGATTTCATTTGTGACGGTACGTGCAATGCTGTTTTGGCGTCGCTTTCGTTCGAGTAGAGATCGATTACTTTTAACCTGTGCTTCGACATCATTGACGTCGATTCCAAGCATACGCAAAGTTCGCTTACCATCAGCACCTACACTCCATACAGATGGCTGATACGCAGACTGCCGTTCATGCATTGATGCCCTAAACAACAAGCCTGGTACATTGCGGGTGTATGCTGTGTTTTCGATGTATTCCCGGAAGTCATCGAATCCTTGCTGGTCACGCTCAGCGTCCTTTGCCATTGACGCAAGTTCATTAAGCTGCTCAAGAGATAAGTCTGTAAATCCATACGCATCAGACTCTAGTGCACCAGACTTCTTTATACGGATAGCATCATTGACAGCGTCAACTACATCAATGTAAGCGTGTCCAGTTGCGTCGTATGCACTGATTGCATTGTTGAAGGACTCTTCAGTCTTATACTTCACGCCATTGAATTCGACAGTCTTCCACGCTTCACCAGGTTTGTTGCCAGCATCACGACTTGCTTGCATAGCAGACTCAATAACACGAGCCGCTTGGTCAGCGTATGCACCACGGTTCTTTATGCCGGCAGCCATTGAGTAAATCGTATGACGGCGCAACGCTTCTTCCTGATGTTGCGACGCTGTAGGCTGTGTGTTCTTCCAAGCAATGTCATTATCAAGGTCGTTTTCAGCACGTTTAATCTTGACTGTAATATCAGGAGCAATCGTAGCAGTCGGGTCGACTTGTGCAAAGAATTGACCTGTCGCTGTACGAGCAGTGCTACGCATCAGTTTCATCATCACGTCTGTGTATTGATCAAACGTAAGCTTTTCTGATGGAATCAATCCCTGCTTTTCATTGTACGAATCATAGATGTAATACCTCACTCCATTCTCGGTAACCTGCCGAGTATTGAGTATGAGGTTACGCACTTCCTTCAACACTTCAATGTTGACAGTCTCTACGAACTCACGTCTAAATTCAGTAGCCTTTGGACCAAATGGATTCCACGAATCTAACGTTCTCTGTACAGTATCTTGTTGCGATTTGACGTGCGTTAGTGCCTCATTAAGCGTTCCCCAGTTAGATATTTTGTAGGTTACTTTTTTACCGTTGAGTAGGTCGTCATACTGTTGCGAGTCAACCTCTAGGCGTGTATATCCTGCTCGTTGGAACTTTGGTTTATCCAAATCCCTCAATACCATCTCAACTGATGCACGCCACTCAACCTTGTGGTATTCGTACACCCAGTCAAGAAAACGTTGCTTTAGTTGCGGGTCGTTTGTCTTAGAAAGAAAACTCAGTATTAAGTCCTTGTTGTTCTCAATGACTTCACTGGCTTTTGTTTTCGGGCTGTTGCCCACTTTAAATGATTTCCTAAAGGTATCTAGCAGTTCGTTCAACTCAGTGATTTCACGAGCTGCTGTCAACTTCTTATTGGCAAATTCCGTCTTGTACATGTTGCGCATAATTTGGCGCCATGTAGTGCGCAGGATTTCTACTTGCCTGTAATCATAATTTGTTACTCGTTTAACACCAGACTCCATGTCGCCCCAGGTGCTTAGTTCTGCCGCGGCATTGGAAAGGCCAGAGCGAATCGTGCCGACATCAAAACTACCAGCAAGGTAATCAAGGACACGAGTGTTTTTAGCTAATGGGTAACGAAGGTACATGGCTTCCGGAACGCGCTGTCTAAAACCTTTCATGACCCAGTTGTTGATGTAGGCACCAAAAATATTGTTGGCAATAACACGTTTCCACAACTTGGTATTAGATGCAGCTTTAGCCTTATCAGTCATTGCCTGTTCAAGGACGACGTTTAATTGTTTCTGGAAGAATCGTGCTTGTTCACCATTGTTGTCCTGTCGGTCGATTTGCATCTGCAACCGCAACTGCTCTTCCTCGTAGTTGCGCAACTGCTGTGCTTCTTGAGCTTCAGCATCGGTCATATTGTGATTAGCCAAAATGCGTTGAATTGATCGATCAACCATATCGGTAATCATTTTTTTATCAAGGACGCCAGCGTGCTCATCTTCTAATCGTTGGATAAGGTCTGCTTTAGAACCCTCAAGCATAGATTGCTTTTGGGCATACGTCATCGATGTTTCGTTAACTTCACCGTCAACTACTGTCGACATTATGCTGTCAGAAACTGAACGTTCTATGTTCGACTTTAATGACTTGTATATGTCGTCAGATATACGCTCAAGTGCTGATGCACGTGCGGACTCTTGTCGAGTGCGTGCAATACGTCCGAACCGTGCATCTTGATCTGCACGACGTTGACCGGTGTTTGTTAGTAGGTCAACTACATGTTTCGTAAGTGCTTCAACTTTTTCAGGATTGCTCTTGATGCGTGCCAGATAATCTAGTGCTACATCATCACCGTTGCCGGCTTCAGATGCTTGCTCAAAGTATTTACGGATGCGCTCGGTGAGTGCAGTCTTACCTGCTTCATCATATTCAGCAACGTAAAAACCTACTGAGCGTTTAGTCTTTTCGTTGTAAATTTCTGCCGCATCATCGCCTTCCACCAACTTAGACATAATCGCATCAGCAACAATCTTGTCTTCGTTTGCTAGTTTATTAGTCAAAGTCTCCTTAGATAGGAAGCGTCGTTCTGTTGGAGCACCATATATGTCTAGGTTTTCTTTATCAACAACTAGACCTTCGTCTACATTGATTTCTGATTCTGGGCGTGGACTACGCGCAGGAGTTGGAGCCTCCATTACATCAAAGTCGAGTTCAAAAGGCTTATCTCCGCCAGCGTCTAGTGCGCCATCTTCGACCTTGATAATCTCGGTGCCGACTGATTCTTCGGCTTCTGCGTCTACCTTTTCAGTTTCTTTACCTGCATACCACGCTTGTTCACGAGCGTTAGCACTGTTGTATATGTCTTCCATCACTTGGTATGACATGCCTGTTGGTTCTGCCAGTCGCTTGACGTGAGTTTCATGTGACGCAGTAGTTTTTCCACCTGCTAACTGAACCCATGACGAATATCCACTAACATCAAGCCAACCAAGATATGAATCTCGCATTCTATTCTGAAGGCGTTTCTTCGTCATGTTTCCTTGGTAATAACCTGGTTGTGGTTTGCCTACAGTTCCATAATCAGCAGCCGCAGTTTCGGCATTTACATACCACCTATAACCGGCAGAATATGCATAACCCTTTGTCATATGGGCTGAATGAATTGCTTCTAATTGTGGCTCAGACGTTAAAGAACTTGGTGCTATTGGAGCAATATCTTTAATCTGCTGATTTACAAATTTTTGATAGTGTCCTAAAACACGTGCTACAACATCACCTGTTTCTTTTAATGCAGGATTAGGCGTACCTTTGCGTTGGATTGAGAACTTTGAAGTATCGCTTAACGTATTGAAATCTACTCCAGTCATGTCAAACTTGTTGCGCATCACTGGGCTATCTAACTCAGACTTACTAAGCAATTCTGTAAGTTTGATAGTTTTTTCACCGAATTCAAATTTTACAGTTATGCTAACGTCTGCCAGCTTTGGTTTTTGTGACCCTGTAGTACTCAGACCTTCTAATTTTAAAACACGACCTTGGGACGACAACTTCTCAACATTGTTAGTAACAGTGACAAACGTACCTCGTGTATATTCAAATTTGAGTACATTACCAGCAGCGTCCTGTGCAGACAGTGGTTCACCTCTGCCAAAAAACGTACCTAATATTTGTTTGTTTCGTGTTGGGTCTTGTGCACTTGCTTGTATTTCATTAATGATGCCGTTTTGTGTGCGCATCATTTGCCCTAGTTCTACAACTGACTGTGCAATATGTGCATCATAAGCATTGATGCCATACTCGTATTTAAATGGGTAGTTATTAATATCTGCGGTCATCACTGCATATGTCAGAGCCGTGACCATTTCTTCTTCATGAGTCGTGTTAAGCCACACTCCA